TTTTGAAACTACCAAACTTTTTCTATATTATTTTTGGTATATAACAATGATTTTTTTATATATAAATTTGGATACTTCTAACTTATTAACTTATAGCAAAATAAAAATTTTTGAAAATATTTTTTTTTAAATTATAGAATTTTTTGTGAATGTGCTTGAGAGTGAGATACCCCCACATCAACCCCCGCCCCTTGCTGCCGCAGGTGGGTGTCCCCCCTTGCCATTTATTATTATTCATTTTTAAATTATTTAATTTTATGAAATCAATTACTGATTTAATCAAAGAAAACAAGTTCACTCGTTTGCCTTTAGCTTCTAAATTTAGTTGCAAATTTGACAGTTTTAAAGAAACTGCATCAGGCAATGGTATTTTGATGAAATTCAAAGCTACTGAAATTACAACAGCCAAAACCTATTCAGGTGTACTTTGGTTAGCAAACAGAGGTGCTGAAAATGAAGATTTTGACAAAGACGAAACGTTCATTATTGAAACGGAATCTGAGTTAAACGCCGATGGCTATGTTGTTATCAACATAGTTGACTAATAAATTAATAACTACGTAGAAATACGTAGTTATTTTTTTTATTCATAGTCATCAAAGGTCAATTTTTTTTAGTTTAATGTCAACAAAGGTCAAAATGTATCACGCATTTTTAACTATGATTATTTATCGACAAAGCGTTGTCGTTTTATGATACATTCTTTGTTGACATTATTATTTTTTTTAATCAAGGATTGTAATTATCAACCTTACTCTTGAGTAACCTTAATCATAAGGATCCATGATAACACAATACTTGACGACGGTATATTAAAGTATAAATTTTCCGTCACTATAACTGCGTAGTTAGGCATTACTACATTAATAGTCATTTTTACAGATTTCACTATTAATCAATCACCGAGATTGGCAGTTATTTTTATTAATTTATGTTGATATACGTTAAATTAATACCAATAATTTAGTGTGTTTTTATTGGTTAAGTTATTGAGGGTGAGGATGGTAGTATCCAAGACTCCCAACAATCAACGCGATATTGACGATGACTATAATCTTATCATTCTAATTAATTATATCTATTTTATACCGATATACATTTATCGTTTATCAATAAATAGTTATTGTTTAACAGAGTTCATAGCATATTTATATGGTAGGTTTATACAATTATGTATAAGTTTAAACCAATTAATGCCAGTATTTGTATTAATGACTGCTTAAAAGTTTGGCAGTATAATCTAAAAAGAACCACGATGCATGTATTGTTTATGAAATTAAGCAAAAGCTCAAATCGAAAAGGTATGAAAATACCACTAAACAAGATAATAAGACATATCTAATATCACGGAGTACAGTCTTAGTTTAAACTTGTAATTATATTCGTATTGTGATGCCATGAATGTAATGATCAGTGAAGAAAAAAATTCACTACTACTCTTGATCGGAGGATAAACTATATCGACCTGAATCGTAAAGGATTGATTTAGTTTATTAATTTAAAAACCTAAAATGATGTTTAAACTCGGAATGAACCGTGTAACAATTAATAGGTTTTTTATATAATAGAAAAGGCGGCCACTGAGCCGTCATTGCCGATCTTTTAAAAGATTGCCAACCAAATCAATTAACAAATGCCCGAAGGTAAACAGCGTAACGATTAAGCTGTGTAGGATAGGGGCGAGAAGAATAGTAGGACGAAAGTCTTCTCAGGTAATAAAGTCTACCAACACATCAAAGTGTATTGGGATTCATTATATATAAAGTACACAGGTGACTACCTAGGTTATTTATATATAATAATTTGTAAAGTATGATTTATTAAATAGTATTTAAGTAGTTATTTGCAAACTATACTACATGCAAATAATAAATCATTACTCTTTGTAGTTCCGAAACTTATAGGAACTATAAAATGAATTAGAGATAAGATGAATTTATTCACTTATCTCTGATTCATTTTTAAAATAAAAAACTCGACTAGACGAGTATAAATAGTTGTTAAGTCTAATGCGTTATATGTTTATATAGGTCAAAATCTTTAAAACAATTATTATTATGAATAAGATTAAATTATCAACAGAAAACTTACCATTATACTATAATAAAGAATATAATAGTTTTCAAACATTACATTCAGTTAACTACGATAATCAGACAGCTATATTAAGCGGTTGTTGTGCTTTTTTAGATGATTCATTTACTACAGATGTACGACACGAAGTAAAATTATATTATTTGAGTAAATTACAAAAGCTTAATAAGCGTAATATTGATAAATATCAATTTATTGAATTATATGAATTGATAAAAAATTATACTTATTATCGTATTAAAAAATCATTAAATAATGATACAGATTTATTTTACAAAAATGAATGTGTTATTAAATCATTTATCAATTAACCAATAGAGTTTCCAAACCTATTTATAGGGGAAGAAACTTATTAAAACTTATTATTAAACAATTATTATAAACAATTAAAATTAAACTATTATGGAAGCTACGGCAACTTTAAATAGACATCAACGTCGTCAAGCTATGAAAAATAGCAGGTATTCTCACAACAATCGTAAGAACAATCAAAGGACTATTCAAATTATTTGGTCAGAACCTAGAAAGATTATGATTGGTAGTTATACTACTAAATCAGGTCAAGTAAAGAATCGCTATCGTATTAATCCTAGTGCTAAGGTAATAAAGATTATAACTCACAAAATTTTCCAAATCAATTATTAATATCAATAAATACTTTAATGAGTAACATAACAACTAAATAATTAAAATTTAAAATTTAAAATATTGAATTGTTGTTTGAAAATTGGAAGTTATTCATTATTAATACATATACAATTGAATGAAGCGTCATTATTGTATGTGTAAGTATTTATTATTATAAACTCACTAAATTAAATCATTATGAAAAACAAAATTAAGTACTCATTAGGAACTATATTAATGGCATCTTTGTCTTATTATAGTTTATGTCATTCTGAAAAATATAATATATTAATTCCTATTATGTTTGGGGTATTGGCAATTATTGGAATATCATTTCTTATTACAGAAAAGAAATAACTTATTAAAAATCTTCGTTCGATAAGTTTTAGTAGAACATACACTTAGACTGGTGCGAGTTCGTGAACCGAATTGATATTTATATCATAGTAGTAATTAGCGCAGGGCGGAAGGTTTACAGATATGTACACAAGGTACAACCTTGCGAAGATTTTTTATTCATATAATATTACCTCAAAGATGATGCGGGGAATATATAGCTACATGTTGATGGGCATTTCAACAAATTGCATGCATATAAAAGCAAGCGGATTTACTGGGTTCGAGTCCTAGATGTAGCACAAATTAATTAACAAACAATTCAAACTAACTAAAAATTAAAATTATGTCAAAAATTAAAGGTCAAATAGCACCACTTTACACTGAAACTGAAGATTTGATTATAATAAATCAAATAAAAAACTATCCAACAAATATAAAGTATGCATTAAGCGAAGCTCAAAAGCTTATTCCAAGAAGAAGTTTATCAAGTGTTGACTTTAGATGGTATAACACTTTAAGAAAACAAGATAATGTAAATGCAATAACATGTGGCTCAAATAAAGGATTTACTAAAAATGTAAAAAATGTTCATGTAGATAAAAAGACTGGAATTATGTCAGAACAAAATCTTAGACATTATTTATATATTGTAAAAGAAATTCTTGAATTACCACAAAAAGAACGTGAAGTAATAATATCTTTATTTATACTTAAATAACTAAAAATTAAACTCTTATGAAACAATATCAATTAGTAGATAATGACAACACAGTCATAGACTCAAGCAATGAAAATGATGGCAGATTAGAAGATTTAGCCGACAATTTAGAATTTGAAACAAAGATAGTAATGGTAATGATTAAAGATAATCATGAGGAATAGAATTTGTATGGCTATAATAACAGCCACTCCCTCTGGAAGTATAGTAAAGAGAGAGAATAAATCTCAATTAGAAATAAACAAAAGACGTGCTCAATTTGAAAAATCATATAACAAGAAAATTCTTGTTGTTGGCACAAAGATTGATAGCTCACTAATGTCATTTTCTAATAGTATTTCTCAACAAATAGCTGAATTTAAAGCAAAAAAGCATGAAAGACTCAATATTAATAGTATCAATTAGATCTGATACATTATCAACACAAATACAACATATAAACAGTCAATTCAAGCCAATAGATAAAACTATTAGTTCTGGATTGATTGGATTATGGTTGTTGGGATTGATATTTACATTATTTATATTTAAACGACCTTAATATGCCAAAAAAAACTTGTGATATATGTGGTGCCAATATGAATGCCGATTGTCACGCACATGCTCAATGGTGTCCATATTCATGTGAATATAAAAAGCCAGAACAACCGCCAATAGGTAATTTACCCATTGGAAATGGAGTATCAATATTATTGTTATTATCAATAATATATACAATTATTAAACTAAAAATTAAAAACTAACTATTATGGATTACTACGATAAAAAAAACATAAAAACAAATGAAATATTTAAATTGTCATTAATTTGGTTGGCTTATATTATTACATTCTTTACATTATGGAAAATTAATGTAATACTATTCAGTGTTTGTTTAATTATATTTATTACAATTAAAATAATCAATATAAATATAATGTGTGAACTATTTGGACATATTGCATCTGATAAACCTGAAAATGGAATTATTAGATGTAAGAGATGTAATTATCCTATTTATAGAATTAAATAATTATTAAATTAAATTATTATGAGTACAACATTTGGAATAAGAATAGATAATCATTTTGAACCCGTTGCAAGAAGAAATAATAACACAATTACTATTATTAATCCATTGGTATTATTAACTCCTAATTATATTAGATTAGAAAATGATAATTCAGCACAGGGTATTGAAACTGTTGGAGATTTACATATTGCATTATCAAAACAAAATGTTAATAGAAAACCAACAGATATATTGAGGGAAGATGTATTAACTAATGAAATGGAGTAATTATGCCTTTAAAAAACAAGTATTTAAAATATTCTCCAGAGATTACTCTGGAGATATTTACATTAGTTTATAATAAATTAATTGAATGTAAATTTACACCAACACATGAACTTAAAACTGCATGGAAAGAATTTAGTGGAGATTATCCAACACTTTGGTGTCAATATAAAAATCATCCAAATCAATTTTTAGAATGCACTGAAAATTATTCAGAAACTACTGTTCAAGAAATTCTTGGATATGATCCATTTATTAAAGAATTTGTATTACCAGAAAAATGGAAAATACAACTTAAAACACCTGAACATATTTCAGTTGTTGGTCGTTGGTTTGATACTAATAGTAAATCTGATAAAGTTAGATCTACACATTTATATGAAACTAAAAGTATTATTGGTCATAATTACCAAGGTTGGCTTTCAAGTGCTCATGGATGGGGTAAAGACAATGATGCAACTGAAATAACATTTGAACAATTTAAAAAATATGTTTTGAAAAAATCTATTGAAGCCGAAGAAGTTGTTCCTGAATATGTTGAATGCATTGAAGAAGCTACAAGTAATACCAGAATTGGTGAAATATTTAAATGTAGAATTTCTAAGGGATTTTTTGAATTTGAATATAATGATAAATCTGGTCCAGATTATAATTCATGGGATGGATGGGATACTCCATGGAATGATCCAACACCTAAATATTTTTTTAAACCATCAACTAAAGAAGCTTTTGATGCACAAAAAAAATTCAAACAACCATTAAAACAAGCTGTACAATGTAAAACTCAAGAAGAATATAAAATTGTAAAAGAATTTTATAAAGAAAATTATCTTGCTCATTTATTTAATATAAATACAAATGATTGTATTCCATTAGACAAACAATATTGTACATCAAATCGTAAGTATTATGAAAATAATAATTATCAAATCTTATCTTTTCAAGAATGGTGTGATTTAAATGAATATAAAATGGAAAATAAATATAAATTTGAATTTGGCAAATGGTATAAACTTAATAATTGTTGGTGGGCTAAATTCTATAGTTTAAAAGAAAATTCATTTTATATGTCAGAATTAATAACTGCTGATTTTAAATATGAAAAAAGAAGATTTGACAATCCTGCCAGTACAGATTTAAATATTAATAATACTATAGTTTTAGCTGATATCGAAGAAATACAACAGTATTTACCCGATGGACATCCTGATAAAATTCAATTAAATCCTGAATTTAAAGTTGGAGATTATGTAACTTGTATTGAGGTAAATGACAGCACAAAAGCTCATGGATGTGGATGGAAATTAAATAGAACATTCAAAATATCTAAGTTTTCATTGCAATTGGATTGTTTGTGGCCAGAAAAAGGAGATGGAGTATTTTCAACTTATGTTCGTCATGCCACTATGGAGGAAATTAATAATCATTTAATTTCTATTGGACAAATTCAAGCGGGTGAACCATTAAATACTGGTATTACGCCAAACAAAGATGATATATTTAAATATACAACTTATTCTGGAATAACTTATGTTGGTAAAACTTCAACAATTAGTGGATCATTAAAAATGATTTTATCTATTGATGATGAAGAACTACCAATGGTAAATATTATTAAAACAAAAATAGTAAATTTATTAAACAACAATTAAAAACAATTATATTATGACAAAAGCAAAAAGTTTTATTAAAAGTTTCGTAGCAGCAATTAAAGGTGATGATGCAGAAGCTCAAGCAGCAAAAGTTTGGAGACAAGTCGAAAGTGGTCTAACAATGCAAATTGCAGCATTAAAGGGTGATTTAATTCGTAAAGAAGATACTGTAACTGATGCTCAAGAAGCTTTAGATTTAGCACGTATTAATGGTGGTAAATCAATTACTGATAGAGATAATTATGTTGCTGGATTAATTCAAGCTAAAGAACGCTTGATTCAAGCTGAAAAACAACTTGAAGCTCATCAAAAAACTATTGCATTTCTTGAAGAAGAATATAAAAATTTAAAAGCTGAGTAAATAAAATAAAAATAAGGTAAGCGAGCACACTATTTAAAGATTCTATATAAGCTGAATCGCCTTGTTTTTTATAATTTAAACCAATTTCAGATTGAAGCAAACAGACATATATAAAGGTTATCATTTGATAGGATATTGCGTAACAAGCCGTAAACTTGTCTATTGGTTTAAATCCAATACCTTCTAATTTATATCAATCTCATGCAGGAGATTAGTTTGTTATTTAGCCATTACTTAGAGTTCATTTAAGGATTTGATGTCTTAAAACTAAGTACCACTGGAACTGCAATCCCTGAAATTGGTTTTTAAAACAAATCCCTCGATATTTTGGCAATGAAAAAACCATTAAATATTCTACCACGTGATGAGTATTGTATTGTATAAAAGCAGCAGCAACTGCTGGGGATTATTTGAGCACTATGTATCGTTCTTATGTAATTAATAGGACGAAAATTGGTAAGAGAAGTCGATTTTCTCTTTATCTATAAAGTGTTATATAGCGAAATTGGTAAACGCACCTGACTAAACCCTAAAAATGGATTATCTATTTGGGCTAAATCGGGTTTGTTGGTTGGATAATCAGTTACAAACATATGTCAGTTCGAATCTGGCTATAACATCAAAATCTTTTGTAGATATTCTAAGTCAAAGTGAATAATAGTAGCTTAATGCATGAAAATCTTCTGATTGGGGGATAAAAACCTTATTGCCATTTTAAATAGTCCAAGGGCATGGATAATTATATGAATAATGGAATCGTATTAACAGTAAATTTACAAGGACAATTAGGTAAATCAGTAATTAAAGAAGAAGATGTTCAACATCGTCATGGAGAATCTTTATTAACAAAACACATTACTTATCTTGGAAAAGAAGAGTCAAAATGTGTACGTAAAACAAATATCTCCGAAGAAGTAATTTCTGAATGGATTGGTAGCAAAGCACCATTCTTTATCAAAGAATTCATTTGGAAAAATATGAGTAAACCACAACGATTAAAAGCTTGGGTTGAAAGATTTGATGAAGGATTTGGAGTTGCATATCAAGAATTATAAATTTTTTTTCATAAGTAATTTTAATTTTTAAAGAGTGATAAGCGTGAGTAACTGTGAAGTGAAAGCGCTTTAATTTAATTTCAAATAAAAAATAATATGAAAGAGTATATATTTATAAATATTTTAAATTCTAATATAGAAATTAAAATAAAAGCAAAACATTATAATGAGGCAATGGAAATATTGTTAATGGAAGTGAGACATGTATCTGATTATAAAATTGAAAATTATTGAAATTATGAAAATATTCATGTTGCAGACATTAAATCTAATTAATTCAACTAATCCAAAACGAGCTGAAAATATAATTAAAAATTCAAGAATTATTGAAAGAGAGAATAAACAACCTTATTTTATATTAAATGGAAGAAGAACAAATTAGATTCATAAATTGGATTGGATTAAATCAATTTTATAAGTCATCACGCACTGGATTTTGGGTTAAAAATAGCTATATGTATGGAAATATAACTCACAATGATTTAATAGCCAAAACAATCGAAGAATTATACGAACTTTATAAAACTAATAAATAAATTATGTGGAAATTAATTATTGAAAAGCTATTTTGCACTCACGAATGGAATAGTCATGCAAAAAATCTTTATCCATCTACTGCCATAAATGGCAATAGAATAGAACAAACTACAGAAGTATTAATCTGTGAAAAATGTGGTAAGATTAAACAAATAAGTTATTAAAAATATAGTTAATGACTAAAAAAGAAGAATCTAGACAATTAATTAAATCTAATACAGAAAAACTATTTAATGACTTACCATCAATTCTCATGCTATTAGCTACAGGAGTGGGTAAGTCGTTTTTATCTATCAACTTACAAAGCAAACTAGATAATCCTAAAACTTTTGTAGTTGTAGCTGAAATAGCTCATATTCAGAATTGGAAAGATGAATATATTAAGCATGGATATGAATATCTTCTTGAAAAAACTGAAATTTTTTGTTATGCATCATTAAAAAAATATGCTAATAAATCATGTGATTTATTAATACTCGATGAAGCGCATCATATTTCAAATGACCGTGAGTATATATTATCAACAATTAAAGCTAATTATATTATAGGATTGTCCGCAACAATGGACAACAATGATAAAGAAGTATTTAGTCGTGTTGCTGGAAAATTTCATACTTATGAAATATCTATGGAGGAAGCTATTGAAATGGAATTATTACCTAAACCAAAAGTTTACTTAATTCCCTTACAATTAGATAATTCTAAAAAGTCAGAGATTATTGAATTTAAAAGAGGACGTAATATAAATGAAATTCATTGTGACTATCTTCAAAGAAATGCATATATCTATGCTAAAAATAAATATCCTACATTAAATTTAATTATACATTGTACACAATTAGAAAAGTATAATTATATAGATGCAGAATATAATAAGGCTGCTATGTATAAACGTACTGGGTGGTTAAGATATGGTGGAATTAGAAAGAAATATTTAAGTGATTGTAAAACCAATAAAATTAAAGAACTATGCCAAGTATTAGAATCAGACAATAAAAGATTTATATGTTTTTGTGGAAGTATAGAGCAAGCTGAATTAATTGGAAGTAATAATTGTATTCATTCTAAGAAAGAAGTAAAAAACGTTATTAATAAATTTCAATTAAAACAAATAAACTCTCTCTATGCCATTAAAATGATGACAGAAGGAGTTAATCTCACTGATATAGAAGTTGCTATTATAGGACAATTAGATGGAACTGAGAGACCTTTTGTGCAACGATCAGGGAGAGGACTTAGAGCTGAATTCCCAGAGATATACGTACTATACTTTAAAAACACAAAAGATGAAGATTATTTACAAAATGTTATTAATACAATTTCACAAGAATATATTAACTATTTATAATTATGAATAAAGCAAGAGCAAAAGAATTATTGCCAATTATAGAGGCATTTGCAAATGGAAAGACTATTGAATACCTTTTTAGTGGAGAATGGCGAGTGGCAGCTTTTCCAGACTGGAATCCAGGAATTAAGTATCGGATTAAACCAGATCCAAAATTAGTTCCATTTAAATTTGAAGATAATTTATTATTTAGGGATAGATGGATCTATGATAAATCCAATATAGTACCTGGAATTATGAGAATTATATCTTACAATGATTCAAATATTCATACAGAATTTAAATGTATTGGATATAAATATCTACTTGAAAATTATTGTTTTGATGATGATAAAAGTCCATGTGGTAAATATATAAATGAATAAATTATGAGAGAAACTGGTTATTATTGGATAATTGAATCAGAAGAAATTGGATGGGAATTAGCTTATTATTCATCTGCATCGTGCTGGAATTTAATTAAATCTGGACATGTAATTTTTGATGAAGATTTAATTGAAATTGATGAAAAACAAATTAAAAGAGAATAAGATATGAATAACAATTTTAATAAGGCTGGACTAAGTTTTACACAATGGATTGATTTCTTACTTATAAAAGTTCCAAAAATATTATCATGGAAAAGTTCATATAAAGATGGAAATTTTAAATCAAGATATAAAACAGCAAAATGCAATTATGTCACAAGATAATATTTTACAAATCGACAAATCCAAACTTCGAGAATATGGAGTAAGTGTTACTTCTTATATGTTTATGCTAATACTTATGTATTATCCTAACACTAAGATTAATATAAACTTAACCCAAATTCTCGAATATGGATTTATAATAGAAAATGATGTTGGATATTGTCTTACAGATGAGGGATTAAACTTTATGAATGAAATCGAAGTTACAACTATTACTGAAAATAAAATATCCAATAAAAGATTAGAATATTTAGCAGAACAAATGAAATTATTATTTCCAGAAGGTAAAAAGAGTGGAACAAACAAATACTGGAGAGATAATAAATCAAATGTAATTGCTAAACTTAAAACATTCTTTAAAAAATATGGAGAATATGATGATGAACTAATATTGAAAGCCACAAAAAAGTATGTAGAAAGCTTTGGAAATAGTAATCAATTGATGAGAACAATTATATATTTTATAGAAAAAGATGGAAGTTCTGATTTAATGACAATAATTGAAAATTTAGATGAGGTAAAATCTGACAGTCAAAATGAATTATGGACTAGTAAATTAGTATAATGGAGGAAATAAAGTTATTCAATAGGGTCTATAATGATATTAAAAGAAGACGAGAGAAAATATTATCTGGCAAGATAAATTGCATACCATGCACATTTCCAAGATTTTCAGTAGAATGGCCTGGAATAGAGCAATCTAAATACTATTTAATTTCGGCGCAGCAAAAAGTTGGGAAGACTCAATTTGCTGATAAAATGTTTTTATATGATCCATTCTTTTATGCATTTAATAACCCAAATACAATAAGAATTAAAATCATATATTTTAGTCTTGAAATTAGTGCAGAAGAGAAATATAAGCAATTCATGTGTCATTTACTATACATTTTATCTAAAGGCAGGATTAGAGTGTCTCAGAGAGATTTAAATTCAACTATAGGTAATAGTCCTTTAAGTGAGGAGATATTGACTATTTTAGATTCAGATGAATATAAAAATTACTTTAAATTCTTTGAAGAGCATGTTGATATAGTTTCACATATTCGTAATCCTACAGGAATGCATGAATATATAAAACATTATGCTAATGAACATGGTCATTGGGAATATAAAGAAATTGATTGGAAGGAGATAGACGGTTCAATTACCAGAAAAAAAGTTAAAGATTATTATGTTCCAAACGATGAAGATGAATATGTCATTATTATTACAGACCATATAAGTTTAATAACTACAGAATCTGAGAATGGTAGGTCGATGGGACTTCATGAGAGTATAAGTAAATTATCTTCAAAGTATTTAATTAAATGGAGAGATGATTTTAAATATATTCCAGTAATTATACAACAGCAATCACTTGCTGGAGAATCAACAGAAAATGTAAAGCTAGGTAAATTAAAACCATCAGTTGCAGACCTCGGAGATAATAAGTTAACTTCACGAGATTGTAATGTAATGTTTGGTATATTTAGTCCATTTAGACATGATATTCATGATTATATGGGATATTCTGTTGATAAATTTAGAGATAATATTAGATTTATGGAGATAATGGTTTCCAGAGAAGGTGGTGGTGGAGTTACAGTCCCTTTGTATTTTGATGGATGCACAAATTATGTACGAGAATTACCATTACCAAATGATGACAAAGGAATAGCAAAAGTTTATTCTATGTTAGAAAATATAAGACAGCCTAAAAAGGTTGTAATGTTTTTATATAAAAATGATGAATTAAAAGAGAAGAGGAAAAATTATGGCAAAAATATTAGTTCTCGCAAAGAGTGGATTTGGAAAAACAACATCTATTTGTGGGCGAGAAAAATTTGGAATAAAAGGATTAAATCCAAAAGAAACATTTATAATCCAATGTATTAATAGAAATTTACCAAGCAGAAACTTTATTTTAACAGCTCCTACGGCAGAAGGAATTATGAGTGGAAATAGAACTCAAGTTTCAGACATACCTGGATTGGAAAGATATACAGTTGTTGCTAATTTAATAAAATGGTTATCATCACCTAAATCTCCATATAAAAATATTGTAATAGATGATTTTAATTATCTATCTCAAGACTTTTATATGGCAAATGCAATGAAGGGTGGATGGGAAACTCCAAAACAAATAGGTTATGGAATGGGTATTATATTCGATGCGCTTCAAAAAGTCCCAGAAGATAAAAACCTAATTGCATTAGCTCATTACGAAGAATATAAAGATAAAAATAATGAAAGTATTTCATATAAATTTAAGTCAACAGGATCTATGGTAGATGGATATATAACACCAGAAGGTAAATTTGACATAGTTTTATATGGAAAATCATCATGGGATGAACAAAATAAAAAAGCAACAAAAGAGTTTGTGATTAACTTCGATGGAGAATATCCAGCAAAAGATTCATTGGGTGCATTAGATGATTGTCCATTATATATTCCAAATGACTTAGGATATGTTGTTTCAAAGATAAATGCATTTTATACAAAATAAATTATGAATATATTTTATTGCATAGGAAGTTCTGAAGGACAATTAATATATTGTAGACATTATATTCCAGTAGAAGAAATTGAATCAGTATGAGTATAGGTAATTCAGTTATTAAAAGTTTAGAATCGGATAGAACTAAGCTAAATACAAAAATAGCTAAACTTTATGCTAAAAAACAAAAGTTAGTAGACCAGCTAAATAGTCAAATATACTATACAAATGGTCAAATTGATGAGATAAATAAACAGTTGATAAATTATAACAAAGAAAACAATTAGAAGATGAGTATTTCGGTAGGTAATGAGACAAAAGAAACACAAGGTGGAGCAAAATTAATGACAGGTTTAGTACCAATGAAGGTATTAGCAGTTAATCCATCAAAAAAAGAATTAGAAGAAATTTATGGTAGGGATTTAGAAAAGGAGCCAGAATATCTTTCAGCCGATGAAAATGGTGTAAAAAAGATTCGTATTGACTTCATTATGAAAACTGTCATAAATGATAAATTAGGATGTAATGAAGAAATTATTACTAAAATACCATTTTTCTTAGAAGATAAACCAGCATATACTTCAGATGAAAGCAAGGTGTATATGCTTAATCTTTATGGAGAAAATGCTTGTATTCCAGTAGAAGATGCTAAGAAGAATACAGTGCCAGAAAATATGGCATGGTATAATACAACTAAAATGCGTCCTGCATATCGTGGTGAATTAGAATTAGTAGGATTCCTTAAACAATATCTTGGCATCCCTAATCGTGCATTTAAAGATAAAGTTATTCCAGATGTAAGTAAAGCAGAAATTCAACTTGAAAAGATTAAAAATTATTTTAATGGTGATATAAAAGAATTTGTATCGGTAGTAAATTTACGTAAGCCAACTAATATTGTATTATTGGCTGGTGGAGTTCGTACTAATGATGATAACAAACAATATCAAGCTTGGTATTTAAAGAAACCATTAAAATATGGTACAGCTAATCTTGAATATATTAAACGTGATATTTCTGAACGTCAATCACAATTGAATGTTGATTTTGGACCAATGGATTTGAAATTTAGGATTTATAATAATGAACCAACAATTTTCGAAGGACCAGCTAAGACAAGCTCAGATATTGATGACGACCCATTTGCAATGGCAATGCACAGTGGCATTCCAGCAAATGCAACAGATGTACCACCAGCAGATTTTTGGAATTAATAAATAATTAAGGAAGCGGTATGGCGAAATTGGTAGACGCTCATAGGTTGGACATAGAAAAGAGGAATTAACCCCCATCTCCTGTTGGTGACAGCGAAAGCTCATACAGGTTTATCCGTGCAGGTTCGAATCCTGCTACCGCAACTAATAAAAACAATTTTTAATTAATAACAAATAATTTAAATAACAGAAAATGAAAGTAAAATGTATTAATAAAAACAATTTCAAAAACGTTATCGAAGGAAATAAATATGTAGAACTTTGAATAAAATACACAAATTAATATGAAAGAAACTTTAATTAGTTTTGAAACTGCTAAATTAGCAAAAGAAAAAGGATTTAATATATTTCAAGATTCTTGGTATAATAAAGATGGAGAAGAATGTTTTATAGAACATAGTGACTATTGTTTTAGTGATTATTTTAATTTTAAAGAATTAGATAATGGAGAACTAATTACTGAAGATGGAATTTATTCAGCTTCAACACAAAGTTTATTGCAAAAATGGTTGCGTGAAAAGCATAATATAATTATTATAGTTGAACCATATTGTAATGGAAGTAGTTCGTGTAAATTTATATGGAATAGATTTATATTGAATAACATTTGGTTCTTAGATTCTTTTTCAATGGAAAAACATGAAAAATATGAAAAAGCTTTAGAAGTTGGATTGTATGAAGTACTTAAAACATTAAAATAATATGCCAATATCAAATGGATACCCAACGATAGAAATATCGTTGAATTCCATTCTTGATTATAAAACAGAATTAGATATACTTAACTTTTATATTGGAGTAGATAGTTTGCCAACAATAATACTTTCACCGTTAAGACCTGATAGAAATCCTTCATTTAGTATAAGTTTAAATGAAGATGGAAATATTAGATACCATGATTTTGGATCTAAAGAATCTGGTGGAATATTTGATTTACTTATGCACTTGTATAAACTAACATTCTTTGAATGCTTACAAAAAGTTTATAATGAAATGATATTAGGCAATGAATTAGTAAAAATCAAACATAATACTTTAATAAAAAATAATTCTGTTCATAAATCAGAAATATCCAAAATAAATGTAAAAGTAAGACCGTTAAGGACTTATGATTTAGAATTTTGGGGTGGTGGTGGAATAACAGAAGAATGGTTATCTTTTGGAGATATACATCCCATATCTCATATGTTTATAACCAAGAATGGAAATAATATGATTATTTCGTGTGAAAAGTACGCCTATGCTTATATAGAATTTAAGGATGGACTTCCAACGTATAAGATATATCAACCATTTAGCGAGAATTATAAATGGCTTAATAATCACGATAGATCTGTATGGGATTTATGGAATAAACTACCTGAATCTGGTGAAAATATAATCATTACTTCTAGTAGAAAAGATGCTTTAACTATATGGGCTAATACTGGAATACCATCAACAAGTGGTCAAGCTGAATCTGTAACATTCAAAGGAAATGTAATGGATCAGATTAAATCAAGATTTAAAAATGTTTTTGTACTATATGATAATGACTTTGATAAACCAGAAAATTATGGTAGAATATATGGAAAAGAATTAGCTGATAAACATAATTTAATTCAAATAGAAATACCAGAGTATTATGAATCAAAAGACCCATTTCAATTTAGACAAAAACATGGAGAAGAAATATTTAAAAATACATTTAATTTTTTAATTAACAGAAAATAAAATTATGTTACCAGAATTATACGAAAAATATAAACATCTTGAAGATTTAAAAGTCTTTTGGGGTGGTAAATCAAAAAAGATTACGAACGTAAGAGAATATCTTGAAAAATATTTTAAAAATGGAACTAAAGGTTCATACTATAAAGATAAAACTATTCAATGTTATCTAGGAAGAAACAGAAGCTTTTATGATTTATTTTTTATAGTAAAAGCTAGATTTAAAAAAATTACTGAAGAGGAATTAGCTTATCATTTAATTGAACTATTCAAGGAAAATACTTTAAAAATGACACCATGTGGAGATGTGAGAAAAATAGTATTTCACACTCCAAAAATGCATGACTATGGATTTAATTATAGAGAGTCACAAGATATATATTATAGAGCAGATATGTCTAGAAAATTTGATAATGAATTATCTTTCTTTGAAATTAAAGAATTAGCTGAAAATTACAAAAAACAATAAATTATAAATAACTAAAAATATGTATTTAAGTGTTTATGGAACACTCCGAAAAGGATGTGGTGCAAATTATAAAATGGATAATACTGAATTTATTGGTATATCTAAAGAAAATGTAAACTTTAAAATGTTACATTTAGGTGGATTTCCAGGATTAGTAAAATCTAAAAAAAAGAATGAATTAGTTTTTGAAACATATAAGATTAAAGATAACGACAAAAATACTTTAAGAATTCTTGATCAATATGAAGGATATCCAGCATTTTATGATAGATGTGAAATTGAATTAAAGAATCTTGGACTAAAAAGTTGGATTTATTATCTGAAAAACAGTAAAGAATATAATAATGAGAATATTATAGAATCAGGAGACTGGATTAATCAATAAAATAATAACAAATGAATACTATACAAATAATTAAAAAAGAATTTCCAAAAGCTAATGATAAAGAACTTATTGATTTAGATAAAATTGCTATTATTAAAGGTTATGAAAATATTAAAACTCCAGAAAAATATCTTGAAAAATACTTAGATAATCGACATCCAATAAATGAAGCTACTTATTTTAAAGATGGAAGAGAACAATGCTCTTCTGAAAGAAATAGAAGTTTTACTGATTTATATGCCATTCTTAGAGCTAAATTTCCAAGATTAAAAATTGATAAGTTTGCATATATTTTGTGTATGTATCAATTAGATCATAAAAAAAAAATGCACATACTTTATTGTCCTACAGTTCATAAAATAGTAATCAAAAGTCATCCTAATTATAGCGGAAATATTGATAAAAAATGGATTTTAGTAAAAGATAAATTCATAAAATTAACAGAAGGTGATAATGTATCAGATTATGATTGGTTCAGGCAAAGTGACAAAGAAAAATTTAAAGGAGATGGTGTTACTATTAGTAAAATTACAGAATTAGCAAACGCTTATTTATCACAATTAAAAAATAAATAATATGTTTTTAAAAATAAGAACTAAAAATCATACAGCTCAACCTCTTAAAAACTTAATAAAAGTTAATACGAGAACTGTATTTAGATTAGGTAGTCTAACGCCTACTGAAGAAATATTTCCACGTGGTGCAGCTCTAAATAAGCCAATCATTGAGATTAATACAGCAGAAGCTTGTCACAATAGTGGTGATAAGATTTTAATGAAAGAGTTATTTACAAAAGATAAAGTAAAATCAGCAACTTGGTTTACATATAAAGATGGATTTTTTACTAGTCCACAATGGGTAGATAGTTGTGATTATGAGGATTTAATTAATATGATAGATAGAAATATTTTAGAATTTCCATTAATCATAAAACACAAAAACTCCTGTAAAGGCAATGGAATTTATTATATGGAAAATAAAGATCAGTTTTTGGAGTTTATAGAAAGACATCAAAATTCACTACATAATTATATTATTGAAAAATATTATAATTATTCTAAAGAATATCGTCTTCATGTAACAAAAGATGGTTGCTTTTATACTTGCCGTAAAATGCTTAAAGAAGATGCTGAAGAACGTTGGCATCGACATGATATGAATTCAGTATGGATAATGGAAGAAAATCCTTTATTTGAAAAACCAAGTAATTGGGATTTAATAGTTGAAGAATGTATAAAAGCATTAAATGCTGTTGGATTAGACATTGGAGCTTGTGATGTAAAAGTTCAATCTGAGAAAAATCATAATAGAAATGGTAATCCAGAATTTATCATTCTTGAAATAAATTCAGCGGCAGCACTTGGAAGTCAGACACTTATAAAGTATGAAGAACAACTAAAAAAAATGGTAAATGGTAACTAATTGCTTAAATTATACAACAAATTATTATTATTCAATAAATTCAAATGAATTAACTTTTAAAAACTATATATGCTTTGCTGAATTATATGGAAAAACAAATTATTTATTAAATTTACCAGATAATTATGGAAAATTAGGTGTAAAAATTTATTTCAGCAAAGAATTAAATAGTCAAATGTATGATAATTATTGCTTATTAAATGATGAAGAGCTTAAAGAATATCTTTTGTGGATTAAAAAAACTACAGGATTTAATTTAAAAGTTTCCAATAAAATTCAAATAGACGATCATATTGAAGATTTAAATTACAAAATTTTAAGTGTAAAATATACTAAGAAATATCCATATGAAATTAAATTAATTGCTGCATTAATAAGAAATCTTTATGAATTTCCATATAATGTAATGATTAAATCCGCATTATTAATGAAAAATAATGAAGAATTTCAACATTTGGATTATACTCAAAGATTTTGTATATCTGTAAATTCTATTTCTGGATATAATACTGGACATTCAATATTTACTGGTCAAGGAACTGACTTGTATGATAATAAATCCATTAGAAAAAGATATCTAAAAGCTAAAAAATCTGAAAGAAATGTTGAGTATTTTATGTATAAGCGTAAAGACTGTGAATTTAATAGAATTTATATGGATGGACATGATAGAAGTAATAACGATGAAGATGATGAAAAGTCTATATTTGATTGTCTTGAAAATAATTACATATCTGATGAGATAAAAGACATTTTCATTAAAAACTATAAAATTATTAAAAGAAATTATGAATAATAAAATAAGTGTATATATTGTTGGTGGAGATGAATCTTATACTGGCTTATTCCTAGATGAAATAAAAATTGTTTCAAAAATAGAAGATGCTAATATAGTTTTATTCACCGGAGGAGAAGATGTGTCTCCAGGTTACTATGGTGAAGATATAGGTAAATATACTTCAAACAATGAAAATCGTGATAAGAAAGAGTTTGATATCTTTAAAATTGTAAGAAAATATAATAAACTCATTTTAGGAGTTTGCAGAGGGTTAATATAGTGGCCCTCTTTAAACAAGGTGAATTCATGGAACGCTGAAATGCCAATCATGAGCTAAGCTTATCAAGAAATTGATTTGAAAGTGCAACGACTAGTAGTCAAGACTAAGTTTAGGTGAGAAATCACCAAATACGTCAGTAATACTACCAAGAGCGCCTTGATTTCTTTTATAATCTATTAATTTTTTCATATTAACACAAAACAAATCAATTTGATCAAAAGATGCATTATTTTTCATTGTATTTGCAAGTCTTGAAATAACAAATACATTGCCCTTTATATATCCTAGATTATTATCTATTCTATCTAAAGATGCATGAGATGGATCATTTCCATTTGACTCTGACATATAAGTTAGTTTTAATCCAAGTATTGGACAGTATTCTGGTATTTCAAAATCAGTATATTTTAAATCAAAATAAATATTTCTACGACTAGCCATAAATTTCGTATTTCTTATCATATAACCTCTAATGCGGTCATATTGATTAAGATACACATTTTCTGGCATTTTACATTTCAAGCCATATAATGTTCTTAATTCTGAAACTCTTTGACCGCTCATTTTTTTTTTACAAAAAAGTGGATGTTTAGATAGTTCAGATACTATAAATTTTATATTGCTTGTTGAATTATATAATTCAGTAAAATAGGTTTCAAAATCATTGTAATCTTTCAATTGCAATAAAACTTTTGAGCATGGAATATTCATTGTTCTTCTATAAGAAGATATTTGGTTCTGATTGACCTTAAAATAACTAGCTATAGATCGAATTGATTCACCAGATTTCAATAAAGAAATCATTTCTTTTTCATTAATTTTCATATTATTGGTATTTGTTTTAAACTGATACAAATGTACAAAAAATAATTGAATTAGAAAAGTTAATATTTTTAAAATATATAGATTATATAGAAATATGATATAGTCTGAACTATAGAGAAGAAAAATCTATAGATGTATAGGATAAAGAGCCTATACGATAACAAAAAGCACAATTCCTCACCGTAATGTCTGGAGGAAGTTTAGTACAGCATGTAACTGGTCATGCTATAAATGGAACACATAAAATCCATTTAATGAACGAAGAAGTTGATATTGATATTACTTCTACTCATCATCAAATGATGTGGCCATTTGGGCTAGATAAAAAAGATTATAGCATTTTAGCTAAATCAATGCATGACTTATCTAAAACTTATTTAAATGGTGATAATAGAGAAAAAAGACTTCCAGCCGATTTTATAGAGCCAGAAATAGTTTATTATAACAAAACTAATTGTTTATGTATTCAGGGTCATCCAGAATATATGCCAAAAGATTCTGTTGCAGTAAAATATATTAATGTGCTTATTAAAGAATATTTAGAAGATACTGTTGAAATTGTTCCAGATATTATTGAAGAAGAGCTTGAAGTTCTTAATATTAACGATGAGATTTTGAGACAAAGAATAAATGGAAATATTATAGATAATCGAATTAATTGGGATAATCGTGGAGTTCAATTAAACAATATTGAAGAACCAAATGAAAAACAAGCTCAAGCTGAAAATCCAGAAATAGATCAACAAATGAATGATTTTGATAGATTTCTATTGGGTATCAGATAATTAATTAAAATATAAAAACAACAATAACAAAATTTTAAATTATGCAAGAAAATTTTCAATACAAAAACATTACAATTGGAACTGATCCAGAGTTTTTCATACAAAACAATGATGGTAAATTAATTTCTTCAATAGGAATTATTGAAGGAACTAAAGATATTCCTAATAAATTAAAATTTCTAGGAGTAGGATTTGCAATTCAAAAGGATAATGTTCTTGGCGAATTCAATGTACCTTATGCTTATTCAGCAAAAGAAATCACTAATAATATTTCAATAATGAAAGCTTATATTAGTGGATTATTAGAAAGTCAGAGTTTACATCCAGTATATGCAGCTTCAGGAGTTTATGATGAAGATCAATTAACTTCAGATGAAGCTAAAGAATTTGGTTGTAGTCCTGATTATAATGCATGGACAAATAGTGTTAATCAAAAGCCAGAGGGAGCTACAACCACACTCAGAAGCTGTGGAGTACACGTTCATCTTGGATATGACAATAAAACAGCTAAACGTTCTCGTGATTTGATAAAAGCTATGGATGTATTTGCTGGAATCCCATCAATAATAATTGATACAGATACTAAACGTCGTAGTTTATATGGTAAAGCTGGTTGCTTTCGTCATACTATTTTTGGTGCTGAATATCGAGTGTTAAGTGGATTCTTTTTAAGCAATCCGAAAATAACTGAATATATATTTGGACAAGCTTTTGAAGCTATTAATTATTTAAATGAATTTGGTATTGAAGAAATCAATAATGATAAAGATTGGATTATTGAAACTATCAATTCAGGAAATGTTGATGAAGCTAAAAAAATTGTTACAAAATATAAAATAAATTTAAACTATTAATATGAATCCAATAGAATTAACAAATTCGCATAAATTAAAATTATTGGAAATGTGTAGAGAATTATTTCCATTATATATGCGAATTGATTTGGATATTAATGAAAATTACAGTGGAACTCAAGTATTTATAGAATTTGAGCAAGAACCAATAGGTCTATTTCATATTCATTGGTTTGAATTTTGCATGACAAAATTATGGATTAAAATTAATTCATTATTAAATCATAAGACTTCAGAAGAATTAATGTTAATGTATAATGCATTTTGGGATATTTCAAATGAGAAATTACATCCAATTGACTATCTTTACAAACAATTTAAACGACTAAAAACAAAATAAATGGTAAATCTAACACTAATTCTACTATTACTGCATTATATTGGACTGTATATATTTAAACCCAAAATGAATTCGCTCTATTGTGGAATTGCAGGTTACATAGGAAATAATTTTAATAAACAAAAATTCAATATTCTTGGATTATATAATGATTCGCGAGGAGGAGATTCTTGTGGCATATTTGTAGGTAAAGATGATAATAAATCAGTACGTTATGGACATGATAAAACAAAACTTTATAAAAATTTTGTAGAACTTGGTGGATTAAAAGATGTAGATCTTGAATCACCAGATTTCGCATTATTGCATTGCCGTAAAGCGTCAGTGGGTGGGATTAGTTTGGAAACTGCTCAACCAGTGATTATCAGGAATGCAAATAACAAGGTTGTTTTTGCAATGATTCATAATGGAACTTTAGTAAACTACAAAGAACTTGCAAATAAATATAATGTAGATTTCGCATTCACAGAAACTGATTCTCAGATATTTTGCAAAACAGTATATAAGGCTGGATATGAAGTATTATCAGAATATGATGGTGCTGGAGCATTTGTATTTTGGGATGGAAGAGATGGAAATGATACTATTAAAGTATTTAGAGGAGCTTCAATGTATTATGAAAACGATGATACAGTTTATATTGAAAGACCATTATTTTATATTAAAGAAAATAATTCATTCTGGTTTTCATCTATGGAAGAATCTCTTGAGTTTATAAATGAAAGCGATGCAAAGGTTGAGAATATTATTAGCAATACCTTATTGACAATTAAAAACGGCAAAGTAATAGCTGAAGATTATATTGATAGATCTAAAAGAAAGCAGGCGGACAAACTTCAGGTTAATTGGGAAAAGCAAAAGGCTGATAGAGCTAAAAATGATGTAAGAAATTATCATCATTATGATAACTATGAAGACATATGGGGTCAAAATAATAATTATAATAGATATAGTGAAAGAAGTGAATATAATGCTAATATATTGGAAAATGGAGCTACCGATTGTATTTTAAAACCATTACATCAATATAAAGATAAAATATATTTCAATACAGATGGACTATATTATATTAATGGAACTCCATGCAATGGACCAATAGAAGCTACTCCTGCGGGATTTGTAAATATTACAACGGTAGCTAAAAATATGTATTATTTTGTATATGGAGTACTTATGGCAAGTTATTTTGATTATTTATGTGCAACTCAATTCGTGAGTCAAAATTTTGCAGAAGATGATGATTGTATAGAAATGTATTTAGCTGCTTATTCACCAACACCAGTACCATATATATCTTATGAATTACCAGAAGTAGTTTTTATAGATTTTTATACATATAATAAAGAACTTATGGATACAGAATTATTTAATGGTTGGTTTGAACCTTTCTTTAATTTTAAAAGAGATAGATATATTGTTAAAAATGGAAGTATAACTTGGCATTATGAATATAGTAATGCATGTTCATATTATTATATGCCAACTGAAAAACAAGCATTAGATAATCAAATATTATCTGGCAAAATATCAAAGAATGAAGTTAAAAAGATGATTAAAAGAAATTTAAAAAGTATTTATGCGAAACATTAATGAAATAAAGGTAACAACAATATTTGGGAATACAGTTAATAAAAAAAACTGTATTTCCATAAATGGAGAATATTACGAAAAGAATATTGATTGTTTTAATATCGAAGGTCGTTGGTTTCGTAAAGGAAATCCACGTATTTATTTTGATGATCTAAAAAAAGAATGGAGAAAATTAAACCCTAATGTAATAGATGGAATTATAGGATATAATAAGGAAAATTCAAACTATAATTATGGAAAGTTTGAAAAAGATTTTGAATGTGACTACAGTATAACTACTCAATATGGACGATATATAGTTTGCAGTAAAGAATTATTTGATAGTATTCCCAAGATATTTAGTGAACAAGATGGAGCTTTCTTTGATTATAAATATGCTTATTCAATAAATTTTGATAAAGCTAAAGATAAACGTGGTAATGCTTATGTATATTCATTTGAAAGATTATATAACTCTGAGAATCTTATTGAAAGGTTTTCTAAAGTTGATAATTCTAAATATACTAAACAATTAATTAAGACGAATGGATATGATGAAGTAATTGACAAATATTCTTTTGGATTTGAAATTGAAACAGCTTCTGGTATTATACCAGAATACAAATGTAAGCAATTAGGTTTAATTCCATTAAGAGATGGTTCTATTAGTGGTCATGAATATACTACTATTCCAATGAAGGGTATTAATGGAATTAATTTATTAGCAAATCAAATGAAAGAATTAAATGAGAGCTGCTCCATTAATAGAGATTGTTCTGTTCATTTGCATTTAGGAGGATTCCCAGTAGAGGAAGACAAAATTCTTACTTTATATAATCTGTGTTATTCTTTGCAAGAAGAAATTGGAGAATTATTTCCATATTACGTTTACAGTACAAGTAAATATAAATCTAATGGTAAGGATTATTGTAAGAGACTTCCACAGAAAATGAACTCTATGGAATTTTTATACAATTTTTTAGCTAATGGAAATGCTGATTGGGATGGAAGTTTAACAAGACCTCATCCTAATGATCCAAGACGTGATAGAAAATGGGAAGTACATTCTCGATATTATTTTGTTAATTTCATTAACATGTTATTTGGAAGTAACATTAAAACTGTAGAATTTAGAATTCATAACGCATCAACTAATATTGATAAACTTGTGAATTGGTTATATATTTGTATGGCTATTTTAAATTATGCAGAAAATGGTACTCCATCAAATAATATTACATTAAAAGATGTAATTGAATTTTCATATTCAGAAGAAACGTCTAAAATATTGATTGACTATATTAAAATTCGTAAAGATTATAATAAAATGTGTCAAAATAAATATGGTGATGTTTATGGATATTTTGATTTAATGGATGATAAAGAAATGTCATTTAAAACACCAGTAAACTAATGGCTGAAAATGTAAAAGTTAAAAATGTCAAGAAGGTTGAGTATGATGGGATAAAATTTGATAGTGCATTAGAAGTTTTTACATATAAGCAATTAAAGTTATTAGGTATTGAATTTAAATACGCAGTGGAGGTCTTTGAGATTCTCCCTGCGTTATTAATTGAGAAATCAATAATAATACACCCTAATGATTCTGGAGCTGATACAAAAAGTTTAAAACAACGATTTAAGATACAGAAGAAAACTTATAAGCCAGATTTTACATTATATTGGAAGAACTACTTTATTGTCATTGAAAATAAAGGTTATGGAAATTTTGACTGGGTTAGTAAGAGGAAACTATTCATTCATTATTTTGAAAATCAATGGGTTGATAGATGGTATAAGCCAGTTTATCTTGAAGCTCACACACAACGACAAGCATTGGAATGTATTGAATTTATTAAAAACTTAGAATAAAGATGTCAAATAAAAAATTAAATGCAATTAAAGAAATAGAATCTAGAATTTTTAATATGAAGAAAATTTGTGATGAAGTAATTCGTGGAGCAAAAGAAATTGATTTATTTTCAGAAATAGATAAGATTGATGACTTATTATTCGATATTGATGATTTTATAAATGACTTAAAAGAAACAAATGAAGCAAATTGATAAACTAAAACTACTGTCAAAATCAGTCTTAAATGATAAAGATTATAATCTAATTTTAAAATTCATTAAAGATCATGATTTTGATAGTATTTCAGATATAATAAGATCTGAAACGATTAAAGAATATAGATTATGTGAACCAGAAAATATGACTGAAAGATATTGTAAATTACAAGAAATAAGTTATTTATTAATTGGCTTAGATATAAGTGATACATATATGGATAAATGTTTAAATTATGAGGAGGAATAAATATGAAATTAAATAAACAACAAATTGAAGCCATTGCTTCTAAGATTAAAAAAAATGTAGTTGATCCAATCAGTCAGCACAATAATGCTATTAGAAATTCAATTGAATATACTGATTTTGAAAATCTAAATACAGAATGCATTAAACTAAAAGCTTTATTAGCTAATTATGGAGTAGATTATCAAGTTAATCAAATTATATCTAAAATAAAAAATGATTACTTTAAAGATAAATTAATATCGCCGCCAAATTTTGGTTATGATAATGTTGACATTATAAATGACATTGTTATTGGAACAATAGAATATGATAATTTAGATGAATTAATTAATAACTTATCAGAAAAATATGCAAATGCATAAATCATTAAAAGATATATCATGGTTAGTAGATGAACAAACTTACCGCGCAGACAATTCATTAAGTTATAGCAAGTTATCGCAATTTTTCAAAAATGGTCCAAAAGCATTAATATCTAATGAAAAAATAGACACACCAGCTCTCCGTGCTGGATCAACAGTAGATTGTTTACTTACTGCACCAGAAGAATTTGATGATAGGTTCTATGTAGCAGATATTGATAAGTTTAGTGATACGATAAGAAAGATTGTTGAAGAAATTTATTTCGTTCATGGAGCTTTTTCAAATGAATTTTTAGATATTACAGATAATGAATTGCTTGAAATTATTGATAAATTTGAATATCAAACTAATTGGAAATCTGAAACTCGTGTTAAAAAGTTGATTGAATTAGGTTCAGATTATTACACAGTTTTAAAATATTCTACTGGAAAAATAGTTATTTCTCCAAAAGAATTTAATGAAGCAATTCAATGTGTGCAAACACTAAAAACACATCCATTCACTTATAAAATATTTGAATGTGATGAAGATGAAGAGATATTCTATCAATTGAAGTTTAAAACTAAAATTGATAATATTCCATTTCGCTTCATGATGGATATCTGTAAAGTTAATCATAAAAAAAGAACTATTCTTCCAATAGATTTAAAAACATCAGGAAAAAGTTCTGAGCTATTTGAAAAATCATTTTTAGATTGGGCGTACTGGATTCAGGGTAGCTCCTATTCTGCTGGATTAAATAAAATTATATCAGAAGATGATTATTTTAAAAACTTTAAAATACTTCCATTTCAATTTTTGGTAATAAACAAAAATGATTTATATCCATTAATTTGGGAAATGAATGAAAATGATACAATTAAATTTACTATTGAAAATTATGGATGTAATTGGCGTGGACTTTTAAATTCAGCTAATTGGCATCTACAAAATGGTAAATTTGATTATTCAAGAAAGTCGTATGAAAATAACGGATGTAATCCAATAATATTAAAATTGTAATGACAGAAGATGAAATAATTGATAACAATAATTTAATTGCCGAATTTATGGGCAATAAAATTGTATATGATGGTATATCACATCACTTTTATTATAATGACAATAATTGCATGCCAAAAGTTATACAAACAAAAAACCTATATAATTCTTCATGGAATTGGATAATGAAAGTTGTTGATAAAATAGAATCATTGAAATATATATCAATATATATATCTAAGACATATTTATGTAAAAAACATAGAGTTGAAATAAGTTATGAGGCACCAGATTATCAACATTCACAAAATAATAAAACAATATTTATTGAATCTGAAAGCAAAATTGAATGTGTATTTTTTGCATGTGTAGAATTTATAGTTTGGTATAATAGTAATAAAAATAAAATTAATTAATAAATGGGTGGATATATAGGAGTAGGAATAGTATTATTAATTTTAGGATTTGGATTAGCATTTCTAATTAATGATTTAAAAAAAAGAATTGATAATTCAAATAAATATAAAGTTTGCTTCGAGAAAAGTTTTAAAAAATGTGGATTACCACTTATCAAACTAAAAATTAATAGCAAATTAGAGTGGTTTTTATTAGATACTGGAGCAAATGCTAATTATTTAAAAAAATCATATTTTGATACGATAGAATTAAAACCAGCAATGATTGGTAAAACAAAGTCAAATGATTCTAATAATAAATTAGAAACGGCTGATTATAATTTTGAGTTATCATATAATAAAATTAATTTTGAGTCAGAGAAATTTAGTGTAACAACATTGAATACATTTAATGAACCGTTTCAAGGATATGATATTGTTGGAATTATTGGAAGTCCATTCTTTGAAAGAAATAAATGGTCATTTGATTTTGATGAATTAGTAGTTTGGATTAATAAAAAATAATTATGAGTAAATATAAATTATTCAAAAAAACTGAGAATTACTTAAAATTTCTAATACCATTACAAGATAATTCTAAATCAAAAGTTGCAAAAGTGCTAACTATTGATGATAAAATGTATATTGGATATAATGAAGATGAAGAAATGTTTTTAGAAATTGCTCAATGTCCAAGAATTTATGTTGGAATGGAATTAAGATGTAAGAATATGGATACTAATTCTTATGAAGATTTAGGAAAATTAGTCGATATTCAATACAGAGAAGATAATGGATTTTTATTTATATTTTAGATTATGAGTTGGTTTGATAAACCTTGTTGTAAAAATTGCGAACATTATCAAAGAAATTTTAAAACTTCCGATTGCCATAAATGTATAAATGAAGCTCCAAAATACAAGTACTTTGAAATAAGTCAGAATATAAAAAGATATGACTAAACAAAAAGACGTAAGCGCTCATTGTACTGAGTCTTTTTTATATAAACATGAATTATATCACTATCCAAATAAAGAGTGGTTTATATCGCAGGAAAATGAGGTTATAGGAGTTAATTTAAAATCTATAATGGGTGAGGCTAAACTTAAACTCGAAAAGTATGATTATACTAAAATTCAAGAAATAAAAGAAGCTTCTGATCAACTTATAGATATAAAAAACATCAAAGTTGCCGGAGTAGTAAAATTCTGTGAATTTAAACATGCTAAGAGTGGAAAATTCTTTTATTGGATAGGAATAGTTGATGATAGAAGTTTTATTAAAGCTTATTGCAATGAAGAAACATTTAAGCAATTCAATACACATATATTAAAAGGTAAATGTTCATTATTTAATATTAGTGTTAAAAATGGATTTATATCTTTTGATAAATGTGTATTAGTAAATTTAATTGCATTTAAACCTGGATATATATTACAAATAAATTTACCATATGGAATGTGGACTACCGCAATTAAAGAGTATATCGAAGATGAATTAGATGTAACTATAAGAAGAGGAAATGTACAAGTTTATTTAAGAACTTATGGATATGATTTATTTATAGATCCAACATATGATTTAATAGATAATATATTTAGTAAGTTTGGAGTAAAATGTAGTTTGAAAAAAATAGATGAAATATTTAACGATAATGAAATAATGAAATATATAGATGAAATCCAAAATAGTTAACTTAAACTCATTTAGTTTACCAGGATTTATATTACCAACATTCCAAAAAGCAAAATTAAGAACAATTGGTAAATGGTGGTATAAAAAACAATGGTTACTATTTTCATATTATGAACATAAAGATATTTCAACTTGTGAATTAAAAAGAAAAATAATTAGAATAAAATGATTTTAGGAAATAGAAATCAATTATATAACATACACAATGAATTTCAAGGTAATACCAAGAAAGTTCTTTGTGTATGTTCGGCAGGTCTTTTAAGGTCTGCCACACTACAGAATATGCTTATACGTGAGTATGGCTATAATGTTAGAAATTGTGGCACAGAAGAGAGCTATGCGCTTATTCCGATAAGTGAAGCATTATTATTATGGGCTGATGAAATAGTTTTTGTTAATAAAGCAAATTATAGATCGGTTGCATTCGATTTGGCTGAAATGAAAATTGATGAGGATAAAATATTCATATTAGATATTCCAGATAGATATTCATTTAATGATCCAGAATTAATTAAGATTTGTAATCAACAATATAAAGAAATTGTTTTAAAAGAAGTGTAATATGTTTATATACCTAATAACATTTATATTTTCATTTATAGTTGGAGCTGCTCTTGGATATATAATAATAAAGCATAATTACAAAAACAAATAAATATGAATGATTTATATTTTATGTGGGAAGATTATTGTTTAATTAATAATATACCAAAATGAAGCAATTGATATTTTAAATAAAAATATAGAAAATGGCTAAAATTAAAAAATTAAGAATAGGAGATCCAAAAATACCTAGAAAATTAATTGATAAAATGCTTGAAAAATATGGAGTTGATTATGATTATATTATGGATAATCAAAAAATAGAAGGTAAATTATGGTGCTCATATTACACTTGGACTCAAAAAGAATCTAATGAGTATAAAAAATGGTTTATAGATTTTCTTCAAAATGATGTATCTCCAAGAAGAAGTAAGAAATTACTTGAAAGAGAATGGCAATGGTTTGATATGATGTATGGATTAAGAATAAAAGATGATGATAGATTGTAAAAGAAATTTAGATAAATTATTCTAATAATGGAAGATAAAAAAATGTTTGTTGCTAAACCAAAATTAGCAGATAGATTTAATGATGGTAAATTAAGATGGAGAAATTTTCCAATATTTCTAATGAGACCATTAGCCCAAGTGGCTCAATATGGCGAAGGTAAATATTCTACATATAATTTCTTAAAAGGAGGTAGTTTTAATCAATATTATGATTCAGCAATGAGACATCTTGATTCATATACGGATCCAAGACAAAACGATTTAGATGAAGAATCTGGACTTTCACATTTAAAACACATGGCTTGGAATTTACTTGTAGCTATATATATGGAAGAAAATTATCCAGAATTGGATGATAGATTTAAAATAGAACAAGATGTTTAAAAAAATTAAACAATGGATTTCTAATGTTCAATATAATTGGAGCTATATAAAAGTTTTAAACTCACCATTTGTGGGTTTAAAACTTAAATGGTATTTTGGTAAAATTAAACATGGAACACCATATTTTCTACCAAGAAAATGGGTTAAAATGACTAAAATTGATTGTGAAAAATTATTAGAAAATGATATTAAAAAATGTTTACCTAAATATGTTGAAGGTAGAACATGGGAGTATTATAAAAATTATAAAAAACCTATTCCAATTAAATATTTTGGTTGGAATTCATGTACTTTAGGCTGGAAAACTAAGTGGGATAATTATAGATTTGAATGGGCTCCATGTTATTCATTAGTCGTATTCGGTAAGCAATTATTTGTATGTGTATTACCAAAGATAGATAAACAAGTCAGTGACAGCCAAATACGACAAAATTGCTATTGGGAAACTTGGTTGACATATAATTATCGAACCGATAAATCTAAATCAAAAAAAGAGAGATTACAAGAAGTTATTAAACAATATTCTTGTACTTGGGGAAATCAAGAAAAAGGTTATATTGATTATTATCCATTAATATTAAAAAAGAAATATATAAAATGACAAATGAAATATTAGATAAAAAAACATTTATCAAACAGATAAAAGACAGATGGAGTTCTGAAATTAATGAATTCTGGCAGAAAATATTAAACTTTTCACTTATTTTAGGTGGTTCTGCTGGAGGAGTATTAACTATTGATGGAATTTGGAATGTTCAATCATTTGGAGTACCATCAATTATTTTTACAATATGTGGATATATATTGACTGCTTGTGGAGCTATGGGGCTTGCTGCAAAATTAACTAAAGCATAATGGATACATTAATGTTACTATTATTAGGATTTTCTAGTGGATTTTTATTTGCAAAAGCACTTTACAGATCAATAGAAAAAGATGAATAATCCATGTGAAAATAAAAGTTATATAACTAAGGTATAATGATAAATAAAATATTAAGAAAAGAATTTAATTCAAAACATTATAAATTCAATGATTTAATTTATGCTTTTAAAGAATTTACGTTGTATGAACATAGACACAGATCTGCATTTAATGCAAAAGCAATAGTTGAACTTAATGAAAAATATTATCCAAAATTAGATAAAGAATTATATGGATTTTGGGAAACAAATCAATTTGTTCAAAATGAAGATGATAAATATTTATCTGAAATATATGAATTAAATAGAGTTGAATCAGCAGAAAGAACTATTATTGAGAAATACTGGAAATTAGTTAATAATGAATAATCCATGTAAAAATAAAAGTTATATAGCTAAACTCTTATTATCAATTGAATTTGATAACTTAGAGTTTAGCTCTATACAAAATTATGAATTTGAAGTTCCAGGGCATTTTAGTAAAGACTGGGATGAATTAGGTGATGAGGCTAAAAGACAATTTGTTGAAGAACATAGGGATATGTTTGTTGATACAGATATGTCTATAGTATTAATGACTATTAAAAAAAATTAGCATAATAGTGAAAGAATTTATAAATAAAATATTTACAAATCAACATGTAACTATTGATGAATTAAGTAATTTTATAGTTGAATATTCTGAGTTGTGTGATATTAAAAATACTACACCTCAGCATATTCAATTTGCAATACAATTAATTCAAAATGGTATGTTTGATTTACAATATGCATGCAAAAATTGTGCAAGTAAATTAGGATTACAGATTATTGATATGAAAGATAAGAATGGAATAGTATTATATACTAAAATACAAGAATAATGTTGAAAATAACAAAATATAGTGCAGATTTTTGTAGACCATGTAAGACACTACAAAAAACAATGGATGAAATACTATCATCATATAGCACAAATGTAATATATAATACGGTAAATGTTGAAGAGGAAATTGATTTAGTAAGAAAATTAAGAATAATGACAGTTCCAACAATGATTTTTGAACATGATGATAAAATTGTATATAGATTTTCTGGAACTAAAAGTGGTAATGAAATAAAAGCAATAATAGATAATTATATAGAATAGATTTGTGATTTCATAATGATAATAATTTAAATGAAAATAGGAGTACTCTGTGAAGAATACTCCTATTGTTTTTATTATCCACGAAAAAAATTTAGACTATCTATTTTGTTTTTGTGTAATCCATATTAGCCCATCCTTCAAATCATGACTCTTCTTGACCATCAGTTGATCCAGATATAGTATCTAATTTTTTAAAGAAATCATAATATGATGAATAGTATGGAATAGATCTTTGAACTTCAGTCCAACCTTTTAAATCACCCTCTTGGGTGTAAGCATCTTTCTTGTCACCAAGTCCTAAATCCATAAGAGCAAAAGCCATTGTAGATATACCAACCCCTGCTTTAAATGCTTTTGTAAGACCTACTGGAGATACATTTGACAATGTTCTTAACTGATCAATAGGATTATATTGTTGAGCTAAATTATCCAACATATACATTTTAAATCATTTTTTACGGGCATCGTCATCTGAAGTACTACCAAACATCAACGAATAAAGAACAGCGAGAGCAGCTCATTCAGCAGTTGTTTGCATTCCTTCTAGAATATTGCGCTTTTGCTCAAAATTAAGTTGATCTCATTTTTGTTTAGCATCTTCAAATCTAAAGGTTGAAAATGATGCTGCAATTGAAAATGCATGCATCATAGATCTAAGTTTACCTTCTATTTCACGACCTTTTCATGCATAAATATCTTCATCTTTTCCATCTATATTATATTGTCCAATCTTAGCATATTCACCTAGATAAAAATCAGTCTTTTTACCCTCAGTGAGATTTAATACAATTCTTGGAAAATATTTTTTAAGTGATAAAAAGAATTGACCCATTGAATATAGTTCAAGACCACAAAATTCGTCAGAACGATAACTACCAAGCATCTTTTCATGAACTCTTTTGAATCTTGAAATCTCATTACTGTCAAGTCCCTCTAATTCTTTATAAGAGCCATCTAGCATTTTTATTTTTCCACGAGAACCACCAGTTCAAACGACTTCGTTGTTTTTATCAATTTCATATGCATCCAAAAATGAACGTCCATCTTTAAGTTTCATATGATTTAACTGAGCTACATATGTTGTAACTAATGAAAATAATTCACCAGTACTATGAAGAATCATCATTGCTTCACTTGTAGTAGTTCTCTCTCTTAAAGTTTTAGACCTACGTTCAATGGCTTTCATTGAATTTCCATCAATATAATTATGCATTTCCATCAATCTTCATATTTTATTATTATGAAGATTGTTTAAAACCATATCTTTAGCTATTTCAGCAAAAGCTAAATCACCTTTAGCTGCATCAGCTAAACTATAATCAGTTTGAGTATTTTCATCGCCAAACCATTGTTTAGCTCATGAATAATTTAATCCATTTCTATGGAGTAATCATTGCTGTTGAACCATATTACCAGTAGCACCTCAAGGTTTTAAATACATAGTAGTTTGTCTTCCTCAATTAGATAGTCCAGACATAAATTTTTGTGGTAAAAAATATACGGGTTGACCAGTTAATGGATTAGTCATAATTTTAGGTGGTTTACCAGCAAACCAATCTTCACCAGTATTAGATATACCTCTAACATTTTTTCTTAGAAATCCATTTAAAATATCAATTTCTCGTTGAATATCACGATTATCTCCATCTCTTTTAATACCACGTTGTAATTGATAAGTAATAGATTTTCCAGCAGCGTAAATAGGATCCATTTCTTTCTTATATTCAATTCATGAATTGAAATTTATAAGTGCAGTTCCAATATCAGATGAATAATATCTTTTAGCATCTCATTCTTTAGAGCCCAGATATTTAATTGGTATTGCAATTTTATCATCATTATATTTATCAAATATATTCTCATTATTAAATGATAATGCATTCGCTAACATAGATTTATGATATTTTGGATTTAATAAAGCAGCACTAACACTACCATCACCCATTCTACGTTGTAAATCTAATTTTGATGGTTGTATTTTGGCAAAAAATCCTGGATAATATTTAAAATCTGGACTTTGAAGTGCTAAATGTGATTTAGGCTTATTGTTTATATCATATGAAGCAGTCTTATTTATATAAGAATCTTTATCAAGAAATATACTTTGCATAACTTCTTCATGCTTTAGTATGAAGTTTTTTTGAACTTGAGTTAAATTCTTCCATTCATCATCGGACTCTAAAACAAGTCTTTCTACATCTCCAACATTTTCAACAAAAGATTCTTTAAGAATTGGTTTATACATATCAAGATTATCACCTTCTATAGATTTTACTATACCCTTAGATTGATAATATTCATCTCTAAGTGCCTTCATCTCATTTCCAATCTTATCTGCTGCTGTTAGTTGTTTTCTAGTAACTTTAAGTTCTGCGGCTTCTCATGCTCGTCTAAAAGAAATAACCAATGGATTATTTGAGTCTTTAATACCACCTAACCATCTTGCAATAAATGAAGTTCTATTAGCTTTATTTTGATCGAATGGTATTTGATTAAAATCACTTTCTAATTCTAATTTTTGCTTATTTAATTCAATAAGTTTTTCCTCAATCTCATATTCTTTTATTAGATTACCAGATATTCCTATTTCATGAAGTGACTGTTGTAAACAGGATATTTTGGTATTAATTTCTTCTACTGTTGCAATATCAGATTTTTCAAATTGTATGTGACGATAATGACTTTCATTAAATAAATCAGGTGATTTAGATAACATTTTTGAATAAATATTATCTTCCATCTCTAAATCTTTCATTAATTTCTTATCTTTAAAGAATTGTTCTAACATTCCAAGATAAGCATCAGTCTCTACTATTGAATCATTATGTTTATTTGTAGCTTCATATTCATTTGCTACAGAAACAACTTGAAGTGTTCTAAATTGCTGATTAGGGTTTTCAAGTTTAATCATAAATGCATATAGCATAACTTGAAGTTTTGCCATATCCATTGGACTATTGTTAATATATTTGCTCTGTTCTCCATATTTAAGTATAGCACTGCCAAGTTTATTTAATACAGAATATCCTGATTTTAAATCATAAATACTTAGCATATTACCAATATCTTCTCCAAGATAATTCTTTATCTTTTCAGGATGTTCAACCAACATATCTATAGATCCAGCATATCCAAGCAAATCACTTGATATCGGAATCTCACAAACAACTTTATCTTTAAGTTCCTCTGGAATATTATCATTGAATTTATTTATTCCAAGTGTTTCATATATTTGTTTAATACTTTTAGTAAACCAATTATAATTTCCATGTGTTATGCCATTGTCTTCTTCAATAGAATAAATTTTAGCTTTTAATCTACTTATATTTTCTGCTGTTGTTGCATTTATTAATTCATTTAATGAGTGAATAATATTACCCTTTGCAGTTCCTCGGTTATTTATTGCTCTAAGATTTTCTAAATATTCATCATATGTATATAATTTTCCATCTATAGATAATTTAGTATCATGATCATAGTCACCCCACCGTCTATCAGCTTCAGATTTAGCATAATCATTATTCTGCTTGAATGTATATGGAAGAAACGCTTTTAAGAGTGATTTAGCGCCATAAGTAATACGATTGAATAGTTTGCCCTCAGAGTTAATATAATGTTCACCTTGGACTTGCAAACCAGCTTCATTGGTAACCATTTCAACTTCAAGACCTTCATTTTTATTTATGATTTCTTGTGTTTCTTTACTTAATTCATCTACACCTTCAGTACGTTTAAATATTTCTTCTGATGGATTAAATTCTTCATTATTTTTATATTCAGCTAGGTTAAATAAAGCATTAAAAGCACCAGAAGCAAGAGTCCTATCATTAATTCCAAGAACTTGTTTAATAACTGATAAAATTCTATCTTTTAATGATAAATTTGTATTTTCATCATATTTAATTTTATTTAATTCATTTAAAAATTCATGGTCTAAAGTTCCAGCAACAAATTCTTGTAATGAATTTTTTTCTTGAAAATACTGTGGAAAATTTTCTTGAAGATTTGATTTGGCTAATAAATAAATTTTATTTAATTCATCATTTAATTCAACATCTTGCTTTGTTGCAGTTTTATTTACTATTTTATCGGATAATTGTTTAATTTTTTGTACTGTTGCTGCATGTATAATCTCATGCATCATGGTGTTTGAAAATTCTTTATCATCTGAATTTAATTTATTATCTGAATTGATAAATATTGTATTTGATGAAGCATCATAAAAAGAAATATCATTCTTATTAAAATCATTAAATTTTTCTTTTAATTCTCCAGAACTAAGTATTTGATAAGATGTGTTATTAAATAATCTCTTAGACATTTCTCTTAGAATTAAATCATCTCTTTTAGAAGATTTAGCTAATAAATCAATAACTCTAGAAATTGAATCTTTTGCATTCTTAGACGATACAATTAATTTTTGAAAAATATTTGACGGTTTATTATCATCGGACTTCTTTAAGTTTAATTGTTCTAATGTTGGTCAATTTTCAGAATTGTTATTTCTCATCCAAATACCCATACGAGCAGATAATTCTGCTCTCGAAAGACCAGAGTCCCTCATCATTTCGAGGAACTCTGGATTATTAATATTTATGCAATTTGCCATATTTATTTTTATTGATTAACAACCCTCGTTAATTTGTCTAATTAATTCAGATTTAATTTCATCACTTTTAGCATCTCAAGATTCTTGAGTTTCTTCAGCGAATTTATTTAGAATATTGTCTTTGTTTGATTCAAATGAATTATCATTAATTTCATTTGTTTTTTCTTCAACAGTAGATTTATATACTTTATCATCAACGACAACAAGTTTATTGCCTTTAATTTCAACAACAACTTCTTTAGAACCAGTTCTCATTACATCTGTATAATTATGTACTGCAATAATAAAAGGATTTTTATCATATTTGGCTTTAAGCATTGATAATAGATCATTTTCTTTTCCATTCTTACCTTCAAGCTTAAATTCCTTATCATTATTATTTATTACAGCTAATGAAGGAATTTTTGTATTAATATAAAAATCACCATTAGCACTAAAAAATAAATTTTCTGACATATTATAAAAGTTTGATGGATTTTCAGCACCTAATTTTACATAATAAAGTGAACCATTATTAACTCCAATTAGTTTATATATAAATGATTTTCCATTGTTATTAATTTGTCTTATTAATAAATTAGATTTATCATTTTCGGATTTAGACTCAAGTTGCATGTCATAAAAATGAGTTTGACCATTTATTTCTGCAAATCCTGAATATTTACCATTAGATGTTATCTTTTTTAAATAAGCTAGTTTAATAACTTCTGGATTATTCATTATATATTGATAAAAGAAATTTAATTTATTTCTCATCAAAACAGTACTATCAGATTTTATTTTATTAATAAGATTTTCAAGTCCATCAGACACTGGTTTGTATAATTCATCTGGAAGTGCCATTGAAAAATTAGTAGCACCAAATGACATTCCATTAACTGATATTCCATATCTAACAAAATCTTTTTGCCATTCTTTATAGTCTAAATTTTCTGAAGGAACTACTTTGTATTTACCATCTTCAAATACAACATCGTATTGACTTAATTTATCAAATTCAGCTTTTAATTGAATAATATCATCTGATTTAAACTCAACAGAACGAGGCATTTTCCAATCTATAATAGTATTTGCCATTACAGTACCAACTAATTCCTTCATAAACCTATTTTGAATGTTATTAGATTCTAAATAACTCATTATAGCTTCTACTTTTTTACCGAAGTTTTTCTTAAAAGCATCAATACCAGAAACTTTAGTCTCCTTGTTGTTAACTTTTATTCTAGCATCTGGTATAGAATCATAACCTTTGAAATCTGGATCTCAATTAACACAATTCATTAAAAATCTAATAACTTCATCTCTCATAGATATTTCTGAATCTTTTCCACCCTTTATTGAACTTGAATTTGATTTTTCAAGATCTTCTAATTCACTATCTGGTTTTAATGATTCATTAACAGCCTCTGGACTTGTTTTAATATCATCTATAAGTGATTCTACTATTGGACCATGTTTAAATATATACATCTTATTTACATCGTTTAATTGATGTAATACTTCAGATGCAGATTTAATATGAGGTGCTGATTGAAATAAATTTTTAAGATCTATTGAAAAATTATCCTTAGAAACCATATTTCCGTTATCGTCTTTTTCAAATATATCATTTTCAACGTCCAACTTCTTTTCAATTTCAAGTTGTGTTGTAGGCATATCTCTTATTATAGATAAATATCCAGATAATGATGTTAAATCACCACCTATCTTTTTAAATGTTTTAAAATATTCCATAAATTTTATTTGAGAATTAATATAATCTTTATGCTCTTCAGATAATTCTATTTTACCAGATCTTAAATCAGCTATATATTCTGATAATGAAGACAAGTTATTGTCAACTGCAAACTTCAATGAATCTTTAAGTTCTTGCAATGTCAAATCTTTATAAGTAGCTCTATCAGCTTCAGATGATTTCTCAGTTTCAACTAATTGTCTTAATTCTTCAATTAATACATTTGTTTGTTTAAATCCAAAATCTCTAGAAGTTGGTGATTTATAATCAGCTATTTGTTTAAAGAACAATTGCCTTGACATTCTAGCTGCATATTTTAAACCAACACCATCCATTGCCATCATTCCAATAAATGTAGAAAATGTATTTGAATTTAAATTAAAGAATGGAAGTACTTGAAGTTTTACATTATCAATAGCAGCATTTACCAAGGAATCAAGTCCTTCATATAGTTCCAACTTATTTGATAATTTATTAATTAATTTTCCATCAATTATTAATTGTTGTCCAGTAGTTTTTACAGTTGGAATCTCGTTATTTTCTCCGGCTCGTATAGCATACGCAATTGTTTTAAACGCACTGGCAACAATACCAGTCCCAGCAGAACCATTATGAGATGATTGATGAGCTTCAAACGATTCCATAAAATCAGAATTATCTAAATCTTTTTTAGTTGCTTTAGTACCAGTTTCATTATAAATTTCTTGTCTAACATCGCTTAATTGTTTTGTTGTAATAGGAGATTGCATTCTTACTGTATTAGTAGGATCAACTGTAGCATCTAATATAGAGTTGGTGATAACACTTTTGAAATATTTCATCTTTTCACCATAAGACAAATTATTAATTTCGTCTTGTGATAAAGAATTAAACACTCATTTGCCATCAACTTTCTTATAATTTAAAATATTATCATTTTTATCTTTGATAAATTCTCTACCAATAATAAATAGTGAGTCAACGTCAAAGTCACTACCATGGATCTCTACGATATATTTGGGAACTATAATACTATTACCAGTACCTTCAAATCATCCTTCAATTTTAAGTGCAACAGCACTATGTATTTCGGATGATGGAATACGAAACCCTAACATATCACCACCAACAATAGCAACCTTTGGAGATTTACCATTATTTTCTGGATTAGAAAAGAATTCATCTAAATAATCAAATACTTCTTTTGGTAATGTCTTTTGAGCCATATCACGAGTAATTAAAGCTTCAGAAATTGTATGACGTTTACCATTAATATTCTCCGTACTATATGATAATTCATTACCCTCTCTATTTCTAACGCCAACAGAAGCTTGTAAAACAGTCTTTCCACCCATGAATTTGGTAGATATAGTATTTTTTGAAAATAAAGACGCTATTTGACTAACTATTTTATCACTTAATGTTGGAAAATCTTGCGATATACCATTGGAAAACATTTCTGCCTCAATTTCAGCAGAATTAGAACCCCTTAATTTCCTTAATACCATTTTAGATATCTTAGATTCACTAAGAACACCTTTATTTGATAAAGAATCCATCAGGGTAGATAATCCTAATTTAATAATATTATTATATGCACCATATGAATTCATAGCTCTTTCTTCATTACCATGATATATATTAAGCATATACATTAATTGTGTAGGAATTGATACATGATTTTCACCAAAGTCATGTGCTGGATTTAATTGTAATCTATAATCAGCGTTTTTAAGTGTCATAGTAGATGAATTATTTACATTTAAATTACTTGAAGTTGCTTCTTCCCATGTGTGTGTGCCTTTAGGAATACCAACTTTAACTGCTGATTTAAATACAGCCTCACCAATATCATGAGAATCCATATTATCTCTTAAATTAGCTAATTGAGGATTATCTTTTACTAATTGATCTGTAAGTTCTACTCATGAATATTTAATTGCATGAGGAACTCCATTATCATCAATAGTGTACCATAATGGCTTACCTACTGTTGATAATTTATATGAAGCACCATAACCACGAGTTAATTCTTCATGACGTTTAGGAGTTATAAATCCTTGTCCATCTGCATATTCAGTTACGCCATCACCTCCCTTTTCTAATACTGCATCTATATCACTTTTAGAAAAACCAGCTACATTCATCATTGCTGCTCTATCTGATGGTTTGTAATCTACATCATCTATTACTAATACTTTAGCTGTTGGTCTCATTCCCAAATCACCAACCGTAGGAGATAATCCAGGACCAAATACAACAGACATACGTTTTAATAATGATGTTCCATCTTTAAAGAAATTATTATTTGATGTTACTAATTGTGTAACTGCATATGAATTAACGTAGTTATTCATTAAGAATAATTCAAGAGCTTTTTCAAACATCTCTGGCTTGTTAGAATAAACTCCAGTATTATTAGTTTTTGCATTATTGTTCTTGGATTGATTTTCAGAAAAATCTTTAATAATTCCTTTTGCATCAACTTCTGACATACCATTAAATATAAGAAGATTTTTGATTATATCTTTTGTCTTAGCATCAAATTGTATGTTTTCATTTATAATCTTTTTAGCTACCAATTTAGATTCATCTTCAAATTGTTTTCTTATATTTTCCTTAATTGCAGATTGTTGTTCTGATGTAAAATCTGAAAAAGATTGTTTTTTAGAAAGCATCTCTCTAAAAATATTTTTATAGTTTTCACCAATCACATCTCTTAATGCACCTTCTAATCTTTTCATGTTTACAAATGAATCAACACTATAATTTTCCCATCTTGATTCATCGGATATATTTTGTTTCATCATCTGGTTAAATATAGTAGGAAATATAGTTTCCAATATATTGTTAGATGATAATACATTTACTTTTGCTGATTGAGAATCTTTTCTGTTGGATTTTACATATATTGGTTGTTCATAGGTATATTCACCATTCTTTTTGGATTTCTTAAAGTTTGATAAAAAGTCAGCTAAGAATGTTCTCAATACAAACTGAGAAAATCCTTCTCCATCGTATTCAACAACTGAATCATCGGTGTATTTACTTGTATTTAAAATACCACTATGCATTTTAAATGTATAAATCTCTTGAAGACCTTTTTGTATAATGTTATTTTTCATAAATTCAGTATTAAGATATTGTGGTAAATTAATGAATTTTGAAAATAATTTCATCATTCCTAACTGTTTAAATATCTTACTTGCAAATGATGTAGGAACTGTCATATACAATCTCTTACCTTTTGCATCCCTATATGTAGAACTAACACTTTGATTATCTTCTGGATTTACCAAGTCTGATATAGAATCTAAAATACCACCTTCATCTTCAAATAATTTTTCAATATATTCATCTGACATTCTCAGGTCATCATTTAATAAATTTGAACTATCATCAAATTCAGATGATTTATTACTGGCTTCAATTTTTTCTATTGCAGATAATGCGTTTGTACGCATGAAATTATATATATTATTTCTTAAATCAGCATATTTAATATCACTACCAGAAATATTTTTTATATTTGTAATCCCAATTTTATTTAGAAAGTCAAGAACATATTCTTTTGTTTTTTCTACATCGTTTTTTACACTATCATAAATTGATGGATCACTGAATTTTTTATCTTCAGATATAAATGATTTAAAATCTTCTATTGTTTTAAACTTATTTGATATTTTATTCTTTAAAGCACCAATTAGTGTTATATTCTTAGAAGATGATTGACCATCTATTGATGAGATGGTCATATTATTATTATCATTCTTATTCTTTACAATTTTGAGTCTTTCCTCCTTTAATGAATTAAATGTATTTTGTATTTCTACCCATTTATTACGAGCTAATTCTCTATGCATAATAGCAGACATCTCGACTATATTGGATTTTTCATTATATCCAAAAGTAGATTTAAATGCTCTTTCAGCAAATTCCTTTTGATTCTCACCATTAATCTTCTCTATAATAGATATTTTATTATTATTATTTATATCTATTAATGAATTTTCTTTTATTTCAGAACCATCTTTAGAATATGCAATTGTAGATATATCTCCATTTTTATCTAAAAATACTTTAATGTCATTTCTAATAGGAACATTCACTAAATCCTTATTGGAATTAGATATAAATGATGGATAATTAATAGCAGATGCTAATTCATAAATTTCTTTAAGTTTTGAGAATATAGCTACATCAGAACGATTTCCATATTGAGATTCTAATTCTACTGCATTAAGAGTTTTTGATTTAGTAATACTTTTAGATAAAACAGCAGCAATCTGATCCATTATATTCAATTTGGAATTTGAATTTAAATCATTATTAAGTCCTTCCATTAGTTGAAACACCCTAATAAATGCATATCTGTTATTTATAAAATCACCATTAAGATTTTTTATAGTCATCAAAAAATGTTTTATTTTTGCAAATAATTTAGTTTCTTGATTAACCTCATTTGAATTAACCGCAAATGGTGACAATACTGTACCCTCAGAATTTTCAGTCTTAACATCAGAATCTTCTTCAATATCATCCATATTTAATTCATTTCCATCCCTAACAATTTCTCAATTATTATTTATAATAGAATTCTCACTACGACCAGGAAGTATTTCATTTAACATCTTAACTAATACTGGAAATCTAGTTCCATTATTAGTCCTCAATAAAGACTCATAAGCTTCTATGTTCTTTAAATACTTGTTATAATTAATTTTATCTTGTTCTGATAGATTTTTAACATCCATTTTAGATACAATATTATTAGTTTTTGCAAGTAAAGATTTAACTGTAGCCAATAAAGAATCATTAATCTCTGTTTCTGAAAATGGAATAAAACTACCATTTCTACCAAGAGAAGATATATGTGCAAATATATCAGCAACTTTTTGTTTAGCTATTATATAATTATCAACAGTTCCAAAATCTTCTTGAATACCATAATATCCACGAGTTCCTCTAAAGTTTGCAAATTGACTATTAAAATATCCACCATCAATTAAATTAAAATAATGTTCTATGTCAGATGCACGCCCAGTAAGCATTGTTTTTAATCTACTAAATACATCTTTAAGATATAATAGAGATTTCTGCATAAAACCATAATTCTTATCTTGATTTTTATTATATGCTTGATATTTTCTAGCTATCTTTTCTTCAAGTATCTTAGATAATTGTTCTAATGGAAGCCCAAATAAGCCCTGCTCTTTCTCTTGCTGTTCTGTAAGTGTATTTAAATAAGATTCAACAATTGAATTGCGTTGTTCTTGAGTTAAAAATTCATTCCATACTTTATGAAATGCCTCATGTCTAACAATATTTTCATATACAGTATCAGATGAAGCTTTTTCAACTTCAATAATACCATTTACAAATCTACCAAAAACATTTTTATCACCACTTCTAACAGCTTCTAGAAATTTAAATACATCTTCTGATTCTGTCGGAAACAATCTTTTTAGATAATCTAATGCAGAATTAATTTTAATTTCTTTACCAACTAATTGTTTTGATTCAGTATCTTTCTCAAGTAATAAATCATCTATATCAGCAACTTCATCTATTGGTTTTTCAGTTTTTTTAACTTCAGATTTTATAGTTTCATTTGACTCTAATTTAGATTTACCATTAGTAACAATTAGCGATGTACTGGTAACTCCATTAAAGTTAGTTGTAGTCAAATCTTCCATTTTGTCAAAATTATCTGATTTGTTTGCATCTGAAACTTCATTAGCATCTATATTACGTTTGATTTTATTGTTATTATCTAACAGATATTTTAAATCATCAAGTCTATATGTATAACTTTCAGAATTAGCTTTAATAGCATCTAAATTTTCATTAATTTTTTTATCTGAACTTATATCAATAGTTTTATCAAATGCTTCTGCATTTTTATCAACAAAAAAATCTGAGTCTGTATTCATAACTGATACAGACTTTTTAGTTTTGTTTGAACTACCATTTTTAATTTCAGCTAAAGTTCTATTTGTTCTAAAATTTTTATTATTGATGGATTTATTAGCTAGTACTATATTGTTTAATACAGACTGAATATCACTATGTCTATAACCAATCTTCTTAGAAGTAACAACTACATCTTTCTTGACATCTCTTACATTTGCTTCATTAACATTTCTGGCAACTACAACATGTTTTTTATATTTAGTTTTACCATCTCTATCTTTACCATCTTCTATCTCTGGAAGTCATTCATATTGAGTTGTATTTTGAACTCCAAGAATTCTATTGTCTTTTAATATTATTTTAAATAATTCTCTTATATTACGAACATCGGTCTTATTATTTGCATCTATATTTTCTGAAGCTCCTTTTGAAAATAATTTATTATTTCTAAATGCATCCGAACATAAATTAGTTAATCTAAATGCTTCATCAATATTAATTTTCTTGAATATCTTTATAAATTCAGTAATATCATCTATATTGGTTATACCAAATTGTTCTCTAACAAAATCTTCATTTATAGATTTAATTGGAATGCCTTTTAAAATCGAACTAAATACAGATGCAAGTTTAGTTATCTTTGAGTCAAAGTTATCTAATGAATCTGAAAAACCATATTCATCTTCAGCATTTTGATCTAATTTAACTTCAGATGCTTTATCTTCAACATTATAGTGAGCATTAATTATGTCCTCAATAGATTGTTCGTTTTCTTTGATAAAATTCTTAAACTTATTTATATCATTACCAAACATATTTTCAATACGCTGTGTAATTGGACTATCTGTTAATAATTTTTCAAATGAATTTTCATCTTGATTTACAAATGATATTGTATTATCACTATTTTTGGCTATATATTTTGATTGTGCAATAAGGTTAATTAATATCCCAAAATCTAAATCACCAAATTTGGTTGAAATGCCATTATTAGAAAATCAATTTTCAATTGCTTCAACGCCATTGGTAAATGATTTTAAAACATTATATGCATTCTTTCCACTAAATGTATTCCAAGAAGATTCAGAATTAAAAGTTTTAGGTTCTAACCTAACATACATTTTTTTGAGTCCATTAAACTTTATGATTAAATAAGGTATTCCAAGTTTTAATGGTAAGTCTGCATGCTCTTGTCCAGGCCCCATATTTTTGATTGTAGGAAGGAACATCTGAACAGTTGAACCTTCTTTTACTTTATTAAACGCAACTGCCATAGAGGCTATTACATTACTGATAAAGCCACTTCCTGACATGGGTGAATTTTGATCATATTTTATAGTAAGTGTAGTCGGGTCTTTTGATACAACCACTTTAATTTGATTACCATCTTTTAAAGCAAATGTATTTTCAACATCTTTAGATTTATAAATACCATCAAAATTTTGTATTATAGAACCTTTTCCGAAATTAGATTCTTGCAATCCAAGAGCCAAAGCCTCTTTAATGCTTAAACTGGCTACATGATGATATACATCCCCAACTTTAGCAAATAGACCCCATATAGTTTTGCCTTTAGAAGTCATTTTATTTACAGTTAATTCATCTCCAGCTTTTATACCAGATGATTTAATAGTATCACTGGTAGTGTTTTCTATTGAGATATGCTCTGTATTTGGATTTAATTCATCATCGCTTATTAACTCTTTCTTGGACTCTTCCTGTTGCTTCGCCTCTGCTTCTTCAGCTTTTTTATTTATTTCAGATTTTATCTTTTCAATCTTTTCAATCTCTTTAGTAGCATCTTCTTCTTCATCATCAAAATCTTTCTGCTCAAAATCTTCATCATCTTTTGTAGTTTCTGTTGGAACTATTATTGGTTCTACGGTATCTTCTTTTGGTGATGTAGTTTTATTTGAAGTAGTTTTTTTGTTATCCATAATTGCAGACTCAGAACTTACAGTATTAGTGTATTGCTCTTTAGCTTTAAGCATTTGCTCTACATTCTTAGTAGTCTTACTTTCCATCGAGAACGAGTCTACTTCTTGTGTAAATGTATTGTCTTCATTATATACGCAAGCATATTCCTTGGGTCTTGACAATAACATATACATTATAGCATTATATCTAGACTTAACAACCTCGGACACGCCACCTTGTACTGGATTTATAACTCCACCTTTTAGTACGTATATAAATATTTGATCAAGAGTACTTCCTTGTATATCTGTAAAGTGTTTGAAATCACACTTAGATTGATCTTCTGCGCTTATTGCAGATTTTAAATCTGCTAACTCGCTATCAGTATTATATCCAATAGTAACTCTACCCCCATCTCTATTACCTTTTAATGCAATAGAAATCCTTTTGGCAAATTGTTCTAATGATTTTACAGCATGAACTCCCTTTGGATCTTCTTTAATAGAATCTAACTCCGTATTAGCTTTAGCTATTACAAATTTAGGATAAGTAGATCTTCCGCTAAAAGCATCAGCAGCATCATTTATTGCATCAATATCACTTCTGTACTGAACTATTAATGACGGTAATGATTTTATTTTGCTAGATTCAAATGAAGAGTCAGGTATCTGCTCTACAAAAAATGATTTTATATCAGAAGTTGTATCTCTAACTTGATTGGGGTCTCCAAGACCTAGGACTTTTATTAAATTCTTTTGATCTCTATTTTTATTAATATCTTCAATCTTTTCTTTAAGTCTATTAATGTCATTTAAATCAAGAGTACCTATTTCATCAAATACTATGATTTTAGAATCAGAACTAATTGCACTTGATAAAAATTCTTCAAAATTATACACTCCAGAATCATTCTTCTTAGATATATTTTTAGCCAATGATTCAGCTATATTTCTATTACTACCTACAACTGTAACATTTTTATTTACATCAATATTATCTGTTCTTGAAAGTATTTTGAATAATAGTTTTGCTATAACAGTAGTTTTACCAGTACCAGCTATTCCATTGCATAATAATATAGAAGAATATCCATTAGCTTTATCAACATCGTTTAAACCAAACCACTTAAATATTCGTTTAATAACATCTCTTTGTTGATTTGATGGAGCTATACCACCCTGATTTTCTTTAGCTAACTTTTCTTCAGTCTCAACAAAATTCTTCATATTAGAACTTGTTGATAATGATTCAGATATTATTGCAGAATTTCTAACTTTAATTAATCTCTCAAGAAGTCCTTTAATAAACTTTTTATTAGATATACTCAACTCAGTTGTATCCAATTCTACATTCTCTAAGAATAATTCAAGGTTATTGTCTACTAAGAATTTATCAAGAATACTTTTTTTATTGTTAGTGGATTTCTCTGTTGAAACTTTAAGTATTGTCTTGCCATCGCTTTTTAATCTTGAGAACAATCCAAACAAACATCTTTCGGGATTATCTAAGAATGATGATAAATAATTCTTTTGAACTAATTTTTCTTTAGATTTATTTACGTTGTTATCAATATATGAATTGAATATATCATTTAATTCAGATTTAACTATATCGTTATTTTTACTTACAACATCAACAACCTTTAATTTATTATCTTCTGATAGTTTTGACATAAATCTATCCACAAAGATAGAGTCTCCTAATTTACCATCAGTTTCTAAGCCTGATATTAATTCATTCCATAAAGCATCTCCTACAATTGATTTAATAGCATCTGTAAGACTTTTATCCATAATTGATACTTTTGTACCATCTAAAGATAAACCTAACGCATTCATATGGGAATTATTATTATCGCGTTTAATACGTTCATCTAATGCTGATTTATTGTTTTTATTTAAATCGGCTTTAACCTTATATGACTCTATCTCATCTCTAAGTTTTACTAATTTATCTGAATATCCAGGAATTAAATCTTTGTGAAATTCACTATTATTAAAGACGCTAATTCTATTGTTTAATTCTTTAATTAATTTATTTAATAAATCAGTATTTGAAAATGAATCATCTTCACTTATATTTTTTGATAATGCCTGAGTCTTATTAAGAAATTCATTAGCTATTCTTTTTCGAAGATTTGTTACAAAACTATCTTTATGTGCATTTTCTTCAGAACCTAAATATTCAGTTCTTTCTGTATCTCTATTAGAATAAACTTTATCAACTTCATCGACTAATTTCATTGATTGTTTAAGTCTATCTCCAGAGTTATTTATTTCATCATTTAATGAATTAATAAACTTAAGATACTCTACCTTTTCTTCTTTAGTTTTAGCTTCATATTCTGGAGTAGGTTTAATATCTTTTGATTTTACAATCATATCCATATCATTAAACTCTAATCCAGCATTTTTCATTAATTTATCTAAATCATTCTTAGCTTCAGATGTATCTTCAATTTTATTTAATCGCACTTCTAGTGCTTTTTTAATTCTATCTTTATCAGACTCATTTATATAGTGCATAGAATCACTTTTTACAAATGACACTATATCATCTATTGAAGAATCCTTATTAGTAAGAATATCATTCAATCTATTTTTAGATATAGCATCCATTCCGATATCATAGAAATATCTATCTCTAATACCAAGTTTACTTCTATTTATTACATCTGTAGGACTTAAAGACATCTTGAATGAATCAAATCCATAGGTAGAATTAAATGTTTTATTATTTTCATCAGCAATTAGGCCAGATATATCATCTAATTCATTTGCTTGATATTCTAAACTATTTATTAAATTATTATCTCTTTCAGCTTCTGGTTTTTTTAATTCTTCATTAGCCCTATTTCTAAATTCTGTTGATAAATTTGCAGAACGAGTAAACTCATCAGACATGTTTTTTAAACTATCTTGAGTTTTAAATAATTCCATGGAATTAGATATAGAGGTTTTTAAATCTTCAAGTGATTGTTTCTGCTTATCTGAAATTTTACCTTCATTTTCTTTTAATATAGAATCAATCTCATTAATCTTATTCATTCCAAAGAATAATGTTTTAGTTAATAGATCTTGATGAAGTTTTGAGTTTTCATCTTTATTATCTATTATTGAATCTATTTGTTTACTAGCCTTAGTCCAATTTTCTGATAAATTATCAATCTTAGATAAAAAGAAATCTACATTTTTGGCCGTATCCTCATCTGCATTTTCTCCTGATTTTAATTGCTCTATATTATTCTTTAATACTTCTACTGCTTCTTCCTGACTATTAAATTTACCTTTTTTTAATTCAGCTATTTGTTGATAAAACCGTTTGGCTAACTCATCATTTTTAAGTAAAGACCCAACAACATTATTACCTGTTAGTAATGACATTTGATCTTTATCTATTGATGATTTATTCTGATTTGTATATGTAAGTGTTTTGATCATATTCTCCATAGAGACGTTTCCATCTTTATCTAGAATATCTTTATACCCATCATAAAACATAGATGTTGCTTGATTAGACCAATTTTTTACTTCATTTCATTTAGCTTCTTCTAATTTAGCATTTTTATTATCATGAAATTGTTGTTGTGCCCCAAATACAGATGATGTTAATCCTCCAGATGCAGCACCAAGAAATATAGATCTAGTACCATCAGTACTCTTACCTTCAAATAAATCTAATGCGTTTTGACCCATACTAGATGATATATCTTTTAAATCGTCACTTCCAAATTTAAGAAGATTATCTACAAAACTTATATCATCTTTGTCTATTTGTCTTTTATTATATAATTGACTTTGGTAATAGTTGGATATTGCAGATTGAACATTTTCCTCCCAGAAACCTTCACGTAAAGTTCCAATACCAAATTCTTTTGCTGCATTTTTTAATAAAGACCCTACAATTGCACTTTTTCCACCATCCTTAGTAATTCTATCTATAACTTTTTCTGCTTCCCCAAATGATTTTGTAAATAATTTTGATTGAAGATAATCCGGAGCAAGAAGAACTACATTATTTCAATTAAAAACATTTAATCCAACTTTACCTTTTAGTTCTTTCCATTTATCATTTAAATTACTTTCTAAACTAGCAGATTCTTCTTCTATTTGCTTGGCTAAAAGCATTTTTTTTGTCGGTATTACAACACCTTCACTTGTCGTAACTGGAAGTTCATTTGGTAGTGAGTCATATTGTTTTTCTAATTGAGATATTCTTGTTGCACTTTTATTTAATAATGGATCATTTTGCAATAAGGTTTGTTTGGATTGATTTTCATCCAACCCCTTTACAGCTCCATAAGCTTCAAGTGCAGACTCGTTAATTGTATTAACTCCAGTTGTTAATGCTTCAGTAAGAAAATCAACTCCCTTTGCTGCTTTCTGAGCTTCTGTCAATGCTTCTGCTGTTTTGCCTAAATTAGCTAATACAGTGGCGCCCTTAAATATACCACTAGCTTTTCCAGCCAATTCTAATGCTTGAAGACCTTTAGCTATACCAGCTCCAGGAATCATAGCAGATGCAGTAAATGCAAGACCATCCAACATATCATCTGCCCAGAATTTAGCAGAACTCATATTTTTTAATAAACTTGGAGATCCATAATTATTTTTACTTCCATAAACAGGCATAGCATTTCTAAGACCAGTATCAATATCATTCATTGCATTTACCCAGAAGTTATTGTATGTATGATCTAATGATTCGGCCCAATTACTTTTTTTATCTGGATCAATGGTATTTACTAAATAGTCCCCTATACTAGCAGCAAGACCACCAACAACTCCTGGCATATTTAATGTTTTTGGAATTACCGATAAAGCCCTACTTACAAATCCATTTCTCCACGCTTCTCCAGTTGTTTGATTTCTATATTGAACTTCATTAAGATCATTTAAATCTCCAGATGTAATATTTTCTCTATTAAGATATTTATCATTTACATCTTGATTATTAAAGAATTGTCCAACATTTTCTTGCATTGTTGGATCAGTTCTTCATTGATTTTTGTAGTTATTTATCTTTAATTGTCCAAATTCAGATGGATCTTTTACTATGTTTGGATTACTATATTTCAAATCTCCAATAGGTTCAACATCTAATCCAAGTGTTTTATCGTATAAATTCATATTATTCTGATTTATTATCTTTTTGATGTGCTATTTGGTATGCATTTAAAATCTCTCCATGATATATATTTTGATTTTCATCATTTATAAATCCATCAACAGATTCTTCTTGAGTTTTAATTTTATTCCCATTACTATCATATAATTGTTCTATGATTTTTTTAGACTTTCCATCATGAAATGATTTAATTGTATAAATTCTTCCATTATTTTGAACTTGTCTAGACGCCACCTCTACTTCGTCTTGTTTACCTTCAGATTCTCTTTCTCTAACTTTACTAATAGCATTAACACTTACTTTGTGAGAGTTTGTATCAACAAATCCTATGTGTTTAAATTCTGGTACATCATTTTTAAATGTAAGATTTCCCTGTTTATCAACACCATTAACATTAGATGGTATTTGCATCATAAATCTACCATCTGTATTATTCTTTGATATTAATTCTGGATGTTTATCCATATAATCTAATAATTGTTGTCCACTAGAAAATCCAGATCTTTTTGCTATTGTTGTATAGTCTATTCCAGTCGAAGAATCTCCCTTATAATCTGATGTGTAATCAACGAATTCAGCAGATGGTATATTAGAAAATAATGTAGATAATATTTGCTTTCCAGTCTGAACATCTACTATTGGAGTATAATTATGTTGTTTAGCTTTGTTTATCAATAAATCTTTTGTTTTAATATCAGATTGCATTTTTTCAAAAACAGATTTATCATTCATTGTTGATGGTAAATGATTTGCAGATCTATATGCGTCTGTAATTGCCCTAGACTTTTCCCCAAAATCAACATCTGGAAGATACGAATTATTTATTACATTGAAATAGCTTTTGAATTTTCTTTTGAAATTTCCATCATTATTAAATTCTGGAGTTTTAAGTTCAGATATATTATTTAAATCATCCATGGTGTATCCTTCATCAAATATTTTTGTATTCATATCATTCCCAAATATAATTGGATTTGATTTTGTACTGTTCTTTAATGATTGCTCGTAATTAAAGGCTCCCTTATCATCATGCATTTGCATTGGTGTTACCTTTCCTATAGCTTCAGATAGTCCAGATGATGCTATTTGTCAACCTCTATTATACTCCTCTGGTGTAGTAGCGATGTTTTTCAAACCATATCTATCAGTAACGGAATTTACTATGCCAACTAATTGTTCATACACTTTTCTACCACCTTCAGTACCCATAACTCTAGGATCATTTTTCATGGCGGCTAATACTGTTGTCGGATCAACTCCTTGTCTTATTGCAAGTAAGTGATCAAATCCAACCTTAGCACCATAATCTTTAACATCTTTATTATTGAATCTATCAGCAAATGGTTTAGCTTCATTAGCAACATCTTTAGCCATTTGAGCACCACTTAAAAAACTATAATTTAATGCATTTGGATTTCCAATAATGTCAGTTAATGATACATCATTTGGATTAGTTCCAAGTATGTTATTCTTATCCATACTAAGTTTACGATATTCTTCAGCTCTTTGAGTTCTTTGAGTTAAAGCATTTTGTAGTGGAACTATTTGATTTGCATATATAGATTTTAATTGTAATAAATTTCTACGTCTACCAGAATCAATGAATCCTTTAGTTGCTAATTCATCTGCTGCTGCTTTAGTTTGATCCATAAATTGTTTTTGAGTATCTATAGCAGCTTTATCTATTGTTGGATCTAATCCAGAAAATCCTTGTTGAGCAATCTGCTCTGCATTAGAATATTCTTCTGAAAGTTTATCTTGCTGTTCTCGAATAGCCTGACCAGGAGCTCAAATTTCTTGAGTAGATAAAGGTTTGTATGCAGCATAATTTATTTGATCGTAAGCACTTATAGGCATATTATTGTTGTTTTATTAGATTACCATTTGAATCTCTTTTATATTTAGATCCATCTGAATATGTTATTATTCCAGTTGAATTATCAGTTGAATATCCAGTCATTTGAGCACCAGTTTTTTGAGCCCAATTCTCTCTTCCAATATCACCAATGTTACTTGCAGCATTTAATATAGCTTGTCTTGCAGCATTGCGTTTAGCAGCCCTATTACGAGCATTAGCATCCATCTCTTGCATTTGTAATTGAAGGTTAGCTTGTTGTGCTTGATTTTGTGCAGCAACATTTTGAGCTTCAACACTAGCATTAAATTGAGTTGCTTGATTACGTCTTTGATAATTCATATCTTGACTCTTTAAATATGCTTCACCTATTGCATTTTGTTGCTGTTGATTAATACCAGATAAACCAGTCATTGCTATTGCTCTATTTCCACTTGCATTATTAATCATTTGGTCTCTAGTTCCAGCATATGTAGCATTCATTTTATTATTCATCCATTCGGTATCTATTGGCTGATAATCCATGTGTGCTGTATTATGCTCTGGACTTATTCTACCATACTTAACTACTTCAGGTTGTTCAAACATATCAGAAATTCCTGTTGCTATATTTGCAAATACTGGTGCATATCTTGAAAAGTCAGTAGAATTATTATTAACAACATTATTATATGATTTAGGTTGCAAATTAGAATTCATATATGCGTTTTGACCAGCAACTATATTACCTAATTGATTTTGTTGTTGAATAAATTTCGAACCAGCAGAACCAGTTGGTGAAAATGCATTTAGAACCGTAGGTAATGATTGAATATATGGAGCTTGGTCGTATGTATTAGTAAATACATCACTTCTATTTTTATCTTGAACATTCATAAATGATGTTTGATTTTGAACTCCATCATATATATTACCACCCATTGCACCTATATTAGCGCCTTGTAATGTTGGATTTTGATAATGAGTTTGGTCTCCACCATAAGCAAATTGCTGTCCTCCCATAGGTATTCCCTGTTGCTGTGGCTGCGATTGTGGCTGTTGCTGACCTTTCATTTGTTGCATTGCTGACAAAACTATTTGATCTGCCTGATCTGCTGATATTCCAGTTTTCTGAAGTTGCATCTCAATATCTTCTTGGGACATACCTTGAGAAATCATTTTTTGAACAGCACTCATTAATAGCGCCATCTTATTATCTGCACTAACAGATTTGCTTGGTTTGTATCCGCCAAACTTAAATTGCTGTGAACCATCTTCCATTGTATTATCTTGCGGTTGTTCTTGTTGTTGTCCTTGTGGCTGTTGTAATTGTTGTGTTTGAATAGGATTCTGTTGCATAGGCTGTTGTCCTTGCATTGGAATGCCTTGCTGTTGCTGTTGATGCTGCATTTGCTCTTTTAAACCTTCTTGAGCAGCAGTTAATTTAGCTAATTGAGCTTTTATCGCATTATTACTTATTGGATCATTAGGACGTTCTTTAGCTTCTTTATTTAAATATTTAGATGCAGCAGCAAATGTCTTTCCATTTAATCCTGCTGGTAATTTAAATTGTTTGGTAATTTCAGGATTAATTTTAAGTCTATCAGAAAATATATAATCATCATGTTTAGTTTCACCTTGTTCTACCAGATTTGGTTGACCATTAGCACCAGTTCCCTGCATTATACCAGAATTTGGATTGGATTCATGCGAACCTCCTGAATCAAAGGAAGTTAACTGTGACTTCATATTGCCCCCATAAGCGAATAAATCACCACCATTTGCGCTAAAATTCGCCATACTTGTTCTTAAATCTTGACCTTGAAATTGTCTATTCTTAGCTTGTAAATTATTTGTTCATTGTTGTTCAGCTAATTTAGCTTTATCTTCTTTAGCTTGATTACCAAAAATTCCAGTAGCTATTGGAACTAATCCAGCAAGAGCTCCTCATGGACCAGCTACTTGCATACCAGCCATAGCTGCACTTGCAGCATCTCCAGCAATAGCACCAAATCCTTTTTGTTGAGCATCTACGTTTACGTTTGTATTTAAAATATCATTACGTGTCATGTCATTAGTACCAGTAACTTCTTTACCAATTCCAGAAGTATCAAAATCTTTAATAGTACTATTCATTAATCCCATAGCTCCAGGAAGTGCTCCTAATACTCCAGCAGCAGAAAGACCAGAAGATGCAGCACCACCTTTATTGGAAGATAAAAGTTTGGCCGGAGCTTCTGTGAGTAGCTTTGACATATCTGGCCCGCCAGTTACATTAACGCCGGTAGTTGGGATAGATAAGTAATCACCAACTCCATATAGATTACCACCTCTTGCAAATATAACTGATTGATCATATTCTTGTGGAACTACAAATTTATTTAACTTCTTTTTAATTGCCATAATTAAGCATTTATATATTGTTTTAATTGATTTTTGTCAAATTTTTATAAATCTTGACAAAGGTACAATTAATATATGAGATTACCAAAATTTATAATAAAAAAAATACCCTCTATATAAATTAATATATAAAGGGTATATTTTTAAATAGTATAAGTGATATTCAAATCTTGCATATCAAATTTATTATTAATATTGATATCAGTTATCTCATGAGATACTTTTAATTTAGACCATGTTGATCGTATTCTATTTAAAGAATTACTCTGTCTTGGTAATTGAACTCTATTAACATTAAACTTACGTTTCATATTGGATTTAAATTGATTTGAATTCAATTCACCAATTTGATACCAATTAGATACTACAACATTATTCAAATCAATTAATTGGTCATTAAGTCTATATTCAAATGTATTAAATACCTTATCATTTAATGGCTCTGGATTTAATATATACTCAATGCTAAATGGTTTTTGATTACCATAGAACATATTATATTCACCTTTGTTATGAAGCCATATAGAAGTTCTATTTAAATCAGAATCTTCAGACACTATATTATTTTCAAACTCATCTACAACATTGTTTAAATCATCCTCAGAAAATAATTGAGTAGTATTTCCTTGTGTATCACTATAACTTAATGATATAAAGTTATCTCAAACATTCCTCATCTGAGGAATGTCAATATAATCAAAGAATGATACGAAAGTTCCAAGAGTTTCAGAATAGTTTAAACAATTAGTTTCATCATGAATATAAATATCATTATTAATTCTATCATAAGATAGAGTATAATTTTTTCCATCAGTATTCTCGTTAAACCATGATTTAAATCCAAGTGATAATCCTAAATCTTTAATTCCATTACCAATAGATACTAATGATTTATTGATATAATCTATGAAATAAATGCCTTGTTTACCTTCAATTATTGACCATTTATTATTACATCCATATTGATTTGTTAGATATCTATATTCTGGAACTTTATAACCATTAGTAAGCTCTACGGAAACTCCATCAGATGATTGCTGTTGAACTCTTTCGTTAAATAATAGTCTAGCTATACCTTTAGGTTGAAATGCATATAAATCGTTGTTAAATAGATTTATTGAAGATATATCTCCATATACTCCATCTAAATCAATCGAACTCAGCATATTTAGATTAGTCCATGCATCATTTATAGAACCAGCAATTTTAGTTTTACTCCAAATTATAGTATTGCTAAAATTAGTCGTATTAAATAATAATGGATCTAATATATTATAACTAAAATAATTATTCTTCTGGGAATATACATTATTGAATAATCCATAATTAGATGTAGTCATTAAAGAACTATCAGAATTATATCTATTTACATCACTTCTTCCATCTGAATTAGTAAACGATTCACATATAAATGAAACTATTTCTGTATGTTGTGGTATTTGTAATATGTCATTTGGAAATACCCTTAGCATATCAAATCTACTAATATATGTATCACCAATAGTATATTTTAAATCTACAGCATTATCACCAATTTTAATGGAATCTCCACAAGGTATTCATGTGTTACTATAAAGTGCATCAGCAGTTAATCCTCCATATCTAGTATCACTAGTCACATTGCTATATAAATCAAATATTGGTAATGTATTAAGACTAGTATTATCATTGATAGACATAGGATCACTTAACGAATTCCTACTTATTATATCAGTTCTAAAATCAGCAGACTTAACCCTATACCAATCAGTATTTACTGGATTTTGAAAATCCTCATAAGATACACTATCTAGTGGAGTATTATTCTGCAACCTAGGCATACAACTAAATTTATTATTCTTTAATCCAAAAGAAAATAATGCATGAGTATTAGTATTATACTTAATTGATAATCCAAGTTTCACTGGAACGGGGTCTGTTATTTCTTCTCAACCCTTTATGTATTTATATTGTAATTCTAGATGATTTGAATTACCTGAAAATTTTACTGTATTAAAATAACTATCTGATGGATAATTTTTTTCTACATATTTAGAGTATAATATACTTCCATTATTTAATGTGTTATCAATAGAATTACTTTTATAAAATAATGTCGAATCATTAAATACTAAATATGGATTATTAATATTATATTTATAATCTGAAAAATCATTTTTTATAGTTCTATTTAATCCAAAATAATTATATCCTGATTTATTTAATTTAGTAAAATTAACTGTATAAACTGCTGGAGCAATTCCTGGATTTCTTGATGGAACTCTAATTACATAATCTTTTGGACTTCATATTGGTATATTATTTCACATGTAATCCTTATCCTTTAATCCACCATCGTTTTCTGGAACTCCTTTAAGCAGTGGAAATGTTCTTTTCCAATATCTATTATTTAGATAATTATTTCCTATATAATAATTATTTTCATGATCAGTTATTGGATCAGATCCAGTAGCATTTGTTATATCACCAAAATCAATTTCAAAATTTGAATTTAATGCTGTTTGAAATGCAAATCCATACAATCCAACTGATTGAACATTTTTTACGTAACTATTTAAAATATCAGTATTATTAATTAAATCTGGACTCCAAAAATTTACAATATTTCTATCAACAAAAAAGAAATCTCTATCAAATTTTCCATCAAAAGGTGTTGATTGTACACTTCCATCTGGAGATGTTCCATTATGATTTATATCGTGATAATCCCATGTATCTCCATTAGCCATATTTTCAATTCATCTATTTGGATCATTCCATGGCAACTCTGGTTGTAAGGTGTTATTTAATTTTAATAAATCAAAATGAGCATACTGTCCATTATATGCATCGCTATTTAAGTAAGATGTTTTACGCTTTCCATTTGTTCTAAATAAATAATCTGGATATGTAAATGGTAAGTTTAATTTATTAGACCCAAATCTATTTCGCATATTACCAAGAGTATTATTTACAATACCTTGAGCAATTATAGTTCTATCAGAATAATTTAATGGAACCATTACTGGTCTAATCTTTGAAAATCCAAGCCCACCCTCAAGTTGCGACTTAGACATTCATTGAACTAAATTTTCAGCAATAGAATATTTACCAGTTATATATGACAATTTAACCCTACCATTATTATCATAATATGTAGAATATCTTTTATCTACCTTATTGTCATATCCTAATCATATTGGAGTTGATCACTTGCCACTAGAGAATTGTCCTTGTAATCCAAATCTATATGTCTCATCAAATTTAAAATGTTTTATATTTGAATTAAATGGTAAATAAGGATACATTGAGTTTCCCGTTGGTTTTGACAATCCTTCAAAATCAATATTATTAGTTTCCCAAGTAAATTTTGAATTATGAACTGGTACTCCAGTAGCTATAATATCATCTCCATAAGTTTGTAATGTCGATGGAATAGTAATTGCATTTGGTAAAGATATGTTTCCAAGAAATAATGTATTATTTTTCTGAGATATACATTGAGGTATTAATTCCTCTCCTCCAACATATAATAAGAAATCTGTAGATATTATAGATCCAGATGTTCCTCCATCAACATAAGTTATTGATTTATTATCTGGAATTTTTAAATCAATAACACTTTTTACTTCTGGAGTTGTATCTACTGAAGTCCTATATATAGAATAAATTCTAACATAGTCAAATTTATCATCAAGGTTACTTATACTTATTTTAAAAGCATTTCTAACAACTTCATCAATCTTTCCAGCTCTATTTTCAAATGATATATAATTAATGTCACTAATCCAAAATAAATTAGATTCAGAACCATTCTTATTAAAATAAGTTGCTGCATATTGAATAACACCAGATTTAAATAACCCAGTGTTATATAATTTTGTTATCTGATAAGTTTCATTTAATTCAAGATTCTGAACGAAGTTAAAAGATGTATTAGTGTAATTAAATATTCTACCATCATCAATTGCTATATTTATAACTCTTGGCTGATTTAACCCATCAATTCAATAAACTTTTTGAATATTATCGTTTTCATAGAATGGAAGTGTTTGAATTAAATAATTTTCATTAAAACCAAGTTTTAACTCAACCAATTTAATGATGTCAGATACACCACTATCATTGGGTGGTTTTATTTTGTATATTCTATCAGAAGAATTGTCAGTAGTAAATAAAATTAAATATTCATTAATAACACAACTTCCAATAGCTTTTCCTATTATATTAGACATATTATTATTTAACTATTGATACTGAATAAGTTGCATTTAATGTTTCATACGGAGATACTGTTGGACTTGATAAGTCAATAACATTAGAACCTTGACTTGATGTTAACTGAACGTTTTGAGATTGTTTATCACCAGAAACTATTGTCATAATTATATTAGAATTATCTGCTCCTTTTACATTAATAGTTAGGGTATCTGGAACTGAATCTGATGTATATGCATAAATATATCCCTGTTGTCCTATTACATCGGAAATTGATATTGATATATTTAGAGCTTTAATTCTATATGGAAGTCCTGTAATAGATTCATATAATCCAGGATCAGAAATTGAGTATTTATTTTGAATATACTGCTTAAATGCATATAGTCTATTATCTCACTCACCATCATCTGCTTCTGTATGAGTTAACCTTCTAAATCCATCATCATTTCCAGCATATGATATATATGTAATTCCACTATGTGTAAACGCTAATTGACCATCCTCAATTATAATAGTATCAGGAGAACCATTATCAGGATGTTTTGTTATTTGTATTTTCATGGATCTTTTATATCCATCATTTTGATATGCCATATTATATATTTGTTTGTTCTAATAAATAATTTTCTAATAAACTATTATATGTATATGCTGGTAAGCCAACTCCACCTTCCGTTTGTTCCATTATATAGTTTGTTAATAAAGGTGAATATACATATGAGTTTAATACTGACTCTAATAAATAATTCAACAAAGATGATGTATATGAATAATTTACCTCCTTTATAGGAGTTATTTCATTAAACGATAATTGTGAATTACCTTTTTCATTAGTAATACTCAAAAAATCATTACCATCTCTTGCTGTAAGTCGTATATTGTGATTGTCTCATGAAAATTCTGAATTAAAGGCTGAGTATGAATCATCACGTCTCATTCCTTTAATTTTATAAACGGTTGATTTTATTTGCATGGCTATTAACGATTACCTAAGTGAGAAAACCTTGTTTTAAACTCACTGTTACGTGTAAGAATGGATTTAAATTGACGAGATAGTGTTTCCATATCCCCATAAGTCAAACGCCTGCTATGAGTCTCATATCGACCTACATTCCATGCATAATCTTGATTTGCCATTTGTAAGACTTGACTATTAATCTTACCAGCCCTAAATAACATCTTCAAGAATTGAACCTCTATGTATGATTGTAATGCAAGAATGAATACTGGATCATCTGGCATTAATGGAATTCCATAATCCTCAGAAGTTGTATCAGTTTCAGTTGCTATACATTTGTATTTTAAAAGAAGATTACCCTCTTTCTTTGATAAATATATATATCCACCTTTAATTTTATATGTAGGTTCTGATCGTTTATCTGGAAAATATTCATTTGGACTAGTATCTTCATACTCTTTATAATTTCCAAAATAAGTATCTGTTGCTGTTCTTGCAACTTTATGGTCTATTTGTACGGTAATCTCCTCAAGGAAGTCATCTGGTAAAACAGCTCTATAATCTACAATTGCAATCTCAGTATTAGTAAATTTTTCATCAAACAATTCTGGAACTCCAACAATGGTTATAAAGTCAATAAAATAATCAACTATAGTTTCGAAATTTAATCCAATGAAAATTGGATCTCTTAATATCTTATCTGCGACGATTTTTAGATTCGTCCATTTTGCTTTAGCCATTTTGATTTTGATTGTTTTAAATATGTATCATAATTACCAGTATTAATGGCAAGTGATAATTTTTTTCTTAATTGTCTATTAAATTGTATAGAGAAATAGTTATTATATTCATATGATCTTCCCTTTCGTGGATACTTAATTCTAAAAGTATATTCTTCGTCAAATCTTATAAGACTTTTATTAATTCTAGATTCCTCATCCTCATACCATAGTTTTAATGTACTATTTATGTCTACAGGTTTATTTGTAATAAATTTTCCATCATCGTTTATTCAAGATTTATTTTCTATCTTACATATCTCAATTTTTCCAAATCCTGATGGAAGTCTAATTGATTTATTCTCAATAAGATAATCTACAACTAGATTGTTCATTTCTCTTATGATAGAAAGATATTCTTTATCTAATAATGTAAATGACTTTTCTTTGGGTCTAATCTTTCTATAATAATGAAAGCCAGCTATTGTATTCTGACTTCCAGTTATTTTATGTTTTCTATCACTATGAACATTCTTAACCTCTTTAAAATAATCTTCAAGTGATTGCTCCATTAGTTTTGTTGTTGTTGTTGTTGTTTTGTTGCACCTAAATCATCAAATGCATTATTTGTTACATCCCTTGGAATACTATCAGTAACTCCAATTTCTTTTAGACATAGGTCTATAATTGGTTGAATTAATGATTCCTCACATGGAAATATGAAGTTTAACATGTCAAGTGTATTGTCATCATTAAATCTATACCCTTCTATTGGATTATCAAGAATGGTATCATAATAAACAAATGAGTCCACTAAATTTTCTGTTACTAATTGATCTAAACCATTTTCTCCTGTTAATAAATAATTTGTATCTGATGTTGTAATATCAGACTCTCCCAAAAGTTGTACTGCATTATCAAGATTAGTGCCAGGACTTTTAGCATACATATAATTATCTAAGTCTATAGTTATATAAACTTGATTTTTCAATCATTTATTGTAACCTACATTTTTAAATCTTTGTGGATTTATAAAGTTAAGATTATTTGAACGCATTCCATCATTATGAACAAATGTATATTGCCATAAATTAGTAGTGTCTAATATATTTGGAAGCTGTTTTAATGATTTATATATACTCCCATCGCTGTAAGAAGTGTCGAAATAAACATTTAATCTCTGATACCAAGCAAAAGGTATTTCTACCTTTTTGCCTTTGTATTTTTGATTAAATAATAAACTTCGCATTTTATTTAAAATAACTATGAAATGTTCATTTTCTCAAACTGAATCGTCAGAGAATACATGTGCCTCATCCATAAGGAGATAGACCATTTCGCTATATGTTTTTGCCATTATTTTCCTAAACTTATTGTTAAGTTATGTCTTATTTTTTTATCGGTAGATGATTGTCTAACTCTGCTTAAAGCTCCACAATCACAACGATATACTTTATATTTATTCGTTTGAGTATAATACTCTGATGCTAATTTTAAATGACTACTACCACAGTGAGAACAAACAGGTTCTTCTGACTCAATATACAAACCAACATTAGGATGTCTTTTTGCATATGGTCTAAGTTTTAGATAAACTTCTTCAAGAAGTGTTACATCTCTTTTATTATATGTAAGCATTTCCTGTATTGCAAGTTCTTCACCCTCCATACATCTACGCCATAACATGAAGTCAGTATGTAGTTTTTTTGCAAATCCAAAATATATTGCAAGTGCATCAAGTTTATTTGATATAAATTTAAAATTTTGAGAAGCAATAGATTTTGTATCTATTGAAGTGAAATTAGTTGGTGGTGGAAATCCATTTATAATAAATCTTGAATTCAACATTGGAATATCAAATCTATCACCATAATGAGCTACTACGATATCAGCCTCACACATCAATTCCCAAATACTTTTGCTAATGCGTTTGTCATCTCTGGACAAAACCTCTTCAACAGTTACTCTATCACACATTACTTCATCTGAAAACAACCATTTAGCAGACCACGTGAGCATCATTGGATATTCTATAATTTGATCTAATGATAAATTTATATTAAACATTCCAAAATGATAACTAATTGCTGGACTTGTTTCTATGTCAAAAATAAGTATTTTTGGCAACTTAATATTAACTGGTTTTTTAAATGCTACTTCTTTTGGATGATACGTTGTACCAAACTCTTTAATATTTTTACGAACAGTAGCTCGTGCTTCTCTAATAACATCTACATCTGTCTTTAACCAATTTGATAATTTACCAACTCCCATTTCTAGGCTATATGGTTTTTCTTTGAAAAACGCAATAACATCTTCTTTTGTCATGTATTTTATTTTATATTAATACTAATTTTACAACAATGCCTCAACATATAATTTACGTTTAAATTATAAATTGAGGCAAAGGTAATACTAATAATTGGATTTACAAAATTTATTTAAATAAAAGTTGTATAATATATTAATATAATTAATATTTAATCATTAAAACACCGGTAGGTGTTTTATATACTGTTCCTATTGGAAGGGATGCAGCTGCCGTATTATCTGAAAATGTTTGTAGATAGGTCATAAGTGGCGCGCGTAGATTTACAATACCAGTATCTCCATTAACAGATAATAAGGGTGCATCTGTATTTCAAACAGCAAATGTAGATCCTGTATTACCAAGATCGAATTTTGCACTATTAGCATTAATAATTCCAGTAAAAGTAGGATTTGAAATTGGAGCTTTATTATCTTGAAGTAACTTTCCTTGATTTGCTGATAATGGTTTAAAAGGACTAATAGATGTTAATGTATCTTCTATAAAATTTGTCACTGGAAGGTTTGCATTTACTTTTGTAGATCCAGTTAATACAACCAATTTAGTAGTTGCATCTATATTTGATGATAACAAATCATCGTATTCGCTTAATTTTTTATTTTGTAATGCCATTATTATTTTATTTAAAAATTTAATTATCAATTTTGATAGTTTCATATTATAATATATTTAGATTTAATAGACTGAATATTCATACTAAATATTTATTTTTTAGTTTATATATCATTCCATATATTTTATTTAATTTTTAAAAATTATCTGCTAGATAACACCATCGATTAAGATCTGCTATTAAATCGTCTAATGTTTTGTTAATTCCTCTATATTCAGATTCTGTCAACATTTCTTGACAGGTTTCTATTTTAATAACCAATGCTTGTAAAATTGGTTTAAGATCTTTTGTCGATGGAATGATAGGTTTTAATATATCATATCCAGGACGTTCTATTACACCAGACATTAATTCTATAATAGAATCTATATAGTCAATTATTTCTGGCATAAGTGTATTTGTTAGATTATGTATTGCTTGAGTATGAATATTCCAATGAATTTCTCTAATACGAATATATGAACCAAGTAAGCAATTTACAATACCTAACAGAAGTTTTTCTTTATCTTCCATGATGTAAAATTAAAAAGGGCACGGTGTTTTACCGCACCCTTTAGGTTGTTATTATGCAGGAATTACAGGAATAGTAGTTACACCAGTTATAGTGTTTACATCAGTAGCAATCTTTTGTGCAATAGCAGAAGAAGTTCCATTAGCGCAAAGAATGGTAATAACACGAAGGTCATTTTCTACTCCAACAGCACCAGAATCAGCAGAGCTATATGTAATGTCAATAGTATCATACAATTTGCTTGAGTCTACTAAATAAGTAGTATCAAATGTGTATGGAAATCCAACATTACGATATTTATCTCCACGTTCTCCAAGATAGAAATATTCTTGGTCAGCAGCTAATTGATAACTTCCCTGACCAGCATATCCTTTAGACACAGAAGCCACATCTCCCCATGAAACATTTTCAGAACCAGTAGAATCCGTAATAGGTACAAATTGGAAATAATAGTTTAATGGACGACCTTGCTGTTTTCCCTTAACCCATGGTTGAGCGATTTCAGTCACAGTAATAACTGCTCCATTAGAAGTAAATGTCAATAATGGTGTTGCTTCACGAGCAAAATTAGTGATAGCTAAATTAGTTAATGCAGTTGCAATAGTAGTAGTAGTATCTCCAGTCTTAGCCTTATAAGTTCCACTATATTTAAAGTATTGATTCTCAGCAGAACCACTACCCCAATTACGAAATACAAAGCGAATGTTATAGGTTTGACCAGCTACAGCCGTATTAATAGTAATTGTATCAGAACGCAATTTTTTCGCAGCATAAGCTTTACTAGATACGCTTTTAATTTTTGAAATAGGAATTAATGGTGTTACTACTGTTTGAATATTTGCATTGATAAACTTTAGATACAATTCATTATCTGTAGTTTTTCCAGCAGTTACATACTGACCAGCGGCTCCGCCAGTTAAAGTGTTAGCAACAAATAAATGTCGCACGGAATTTGATGAAAATGTCGCCATTTTTTATTTTATGGTTTTAATTAATATTATTCAGACCTTTTATTTATCTGAACTTGTGATTGTAATGTGTTTTCACGATAGTCTCTTGTTGCCAATTCTACAGCGCGATTTATGATTTTTTCTGCAAGAAATGGATTATCATCTAAATTATTTGGAATTGAATCATTATCTAAATCAAATGATTTTGGAGTTACAAGATACACTACATCATATATTTTAATATAATCAGTATCACTAATTTTTTTAAATAGTATCTTTACATCTCTCTTGTCATCGTCATCTACATTTATATCTAATCTCCAACCTTTTAATCCATTAGGTTTTTTATATGGATTAACGGACATTGTATTGAATCCATCATATGTTATTGGCTTAATAGGAATGCCTTGTGGATTCGAATCTGTAATAGCATACTCTTTCATTATCTTCCAATAATTTTCTGTAAATTCAAATGTTTGATAATCTATACCCCTATCTTTAGTAGTGGCCACAGTCCCAGGTAGTTTATCATTTATTAAATATGATGTAAGTATAGCCCTATTTTTTTCAAATAAATCTACGTTAGCAGAATATTCATCAATTATTTCTATATGAGCCATAGTCAAATACATAGAAATTTCATAATCTACAAGACCAGGAGCTTGATTGCTGAATATATTATTATATTGTAGATTGAATCTGTCTCTGACCCATGTTGAATCAATTACTATGTTATTTGCCATTTAATTTATTCTTTTTTAGATTTAAGTTTAGCTTCAAGTGTCATACGAACTTCTTGTCGCTTTGGACTATTTAAATATTTTACTGCAAATGATAAGTTAGAGTCTTCATTGTTTTCACATAATGGTTGACCATCTTGAGTATAATATAACCCACTTCTAATGACTACAATACCATTTTCTACACATTCTGATAACAATACCTTGGTTTTTAAATTAGGGTCTTTTACAGCACCTAAGAATGACTTGGGATTAGCCTCAACAATCTTAAATGCTTCTGATTGAATCATATCAAGCTTAGATGCTTTAGAAAGACCACGACCGGTAATAGACTCTACAACGAATTTAAGTAGTTGTTTATTCTCAAGAATTTTTCCAAGTTCAAGCATAGCTTCCATTTTAGATGTCATGCTTGTATTATTTTGCTTCATCTCCTCATCTTCATTTACCATATAGAACTGATAAGTTTCCTTACGAGCATTTGTAAATTCTTTTAATGATGGACAAATTAAATCTTTATTTGTAAGTAAAATTTTGTATTTAATGTAATCTTCTGGAATTGATAAATCTAAATATGTATTAGATTTACTCAATATAACTTTTTGATTACGCCAAAAATTATCAACTTTTTTATAAATTGATAATGCATTTTTTTCCATGCCCATATATTCTTCTAAGAATGCTTTCTCAGAATCTGTCAATGGATTAGTTAATTGAAAATTTCTTTGCATCTGAACTGTAAAAATCCTTACAGCGCCATTTGCCATTCCACCATAAACCTCATGTTTAGGATCGGTAATATTGTTATTTGGTCGTGGTGCAAATTTAATCACCACTTTTTCATTGCGTAGACATGAAACTAATTCCACATCTTCGACTTCATTACTCTTTGCCATTAATTCTTCTCCCTTTGTTAATGTAATTATTTAATATCTAATCTACAACAGTAGAAATTTCTTTTTAATTAAAGTAGTACATAGCAGATTTCTCCGCTATGTACTTTATTTTGATTAACCCAAAATAGATGGGATAATACTCATTGTTCTTGTTGGGTCCAAAATAAACACTCCAAGTTGAGTGAAGCGGTGAAATTCTGCTTCATCTTCCTCAAAAGACATATACAATTTTATTATCGTAAAGGCTTTTTATCCCTTACTTCTTTAGCTTTTCGATTGCTAAAGTTTAGCATATATTTTCACCCCTGCCATTTGCAGTAGGGTGTTTACCACTCGTGGGAACATTTTATTCTACAACTGTAGTTTCAGTTCCTATGCGTTACGATGGTCAAAGATTTTTAATCTATGACTTATCTCGGTGTTGTTTTGTTATTACTTTTAAATGTATATCCAAAATCAATATTTAAAAATCCATAATTTCTACCAGTTAATACGTGATAGATTGCAGTTTTTGAAACATTAAATTTCTTTGCTATATTTATTATTGAAATTCCATCTTTAATTAATTGTGGAATTTGATAAATAATTTCTTCTGTTAGTTTGCTTGAAGTTCTCTTAGAACCAATTTTAGTCAATCCAGTGTTGTATGCATGTTTCTTATTTTCAGAAACTGTACACCACTCTAAATTACTCACAGAATTGTTTTGCTTATTACCATCTTTGTGATTAACTTCTGATTTCAATATATCTCCATCTTGTGAAATAAAATGATCAGCAACTAATCTATGTAAGTAAAATGTTGTTTGCTTATTATCTTTCACAAGATTTATAACAACATATCCATCTTTTCTTACAAATGGCTTTTTAAATATACATTTTTTATATCTACTATATAATGTTTTTACATTACCCAAGTTAGATATTTCATAATAACTTTCGTATCCTTTTATACTCCTAAATTCTTCCATTTTACTTTATATTATAAATTTATACAAAGGTAAATAAAATAATTGGAATAATCAAATAATACTCACGAAAATTTCACCGATATTGGTAAAAGTTTACTAGCAGATTACGCTGCTAGGCCCCAATATTGTCTAGGGTTACCCATTGCTCCCGTATACGGATTTCTAATTCCCCAACGATAAGATCTCATCTCATCTTGGTTTTTAATCTTAGCAATCTGAATATTAGGCTGATCCATAGTTCCAATGTAAAGAATATCGAAACGATATGACATTGCAGGACCACCTTCGGGGTGCATAATTTTGTTACGAACCAAATCATCATATAATGGATCGCTTTCAACACGAATCGTTATGTTATTTGGAGCTTTATATTCAGTAAATTGGAATCCAGCAGATAAAGCATTATCATGAATTTTACTTCCAGATTTGCTAATAACACCAGGATTATTTACACTCGAAGTAAGCATTCCGGCTGGATACCAACCAGATACCATATCTTTAACTGCTTTATTAAATTTAACCAATCCACGTTCACCTGTTTTGAAAATAAATGTACGTTCGTCTTTATTATACAAATCTAATTTAGAAGCAGAAAGTTCAAGTAATGCATCTTCTAGTAATTTAATATCGAAGTCATTATAGTACTGAACATTAGCAACTTCCATCTGAGCACGGATACCATCACCTGTCTTAATTACATCTCCAGATTCTCCAAAATTTAAATATTCACCATTAGAGTTACGATTAGATTTACCATACATGATAGCATTACATTTGTATTCAGAGAAAGTTTCTTCAACTTTCATTTCTACATAATGCATCCACATTGTACTTTCAACATTTTTATTGTTGGAGTCTTTCATGGTAATTGGAACTGCTAATTTTCGGTTAAGCATATTTCCAGGAACACGTTCTTTTAAACGTATTGTAGTCCATTCATTACGCATTGCAGTAGGAGTGGTATAGCGAACTGCACCAACACCTTTAGAACGACTTGATTCAACTGGAGCAAATTCAAATGAGAATCGTTTACCAGCAGAAAGTTCAGAAGCAGGAATTCCAGCAAGAAGTCCGCCCATTGTTTCACATTTGTAAACCCAGTTTGAACCTTCAGCCCGTGGTTCTGCAAGAACACGAATCTGATATAATTCATTTTTTTCTCCTACGATTACTTCACCTTTACCGAACCAGTCTTCTGCAAATACCAAATAGAATGGTACGCCAGCTACTCCGGCAAATTCAGAATTATCTACGATAGTGCCATCATCATGACGGGCTTCAACTAATTCGATGTTACGACGTGAACTGCCTATCACCTGCCAGTAGAAGTCGTTATCGTCATCGAAATACTTAATAGGAAATTGTTTTAAATAATCTTCAAGAGTTTTACCTCTATAATTTGCAAGCAACTGAACCATTTTTTCAGTAGCTTTTTGTGGTGCGAGGGAATACATTGCACCAAGATGGTTTTCCTTAGACAATCCTTTAAAGGACTGGAATTCTAACATCCCAAATTTTGATAGCTGATTAGCCATTTTTTAATTTTATTTTAATTGGTTGACTTTATATCTTTTTGATTAAGCAAATTTCCATCCTTTAGGTAAGGTGCTTAAATGAGAATTATCGTCAAGTCCAGAATTAAAATCTACAGAACCATCACTATTAAGTGGTGTATTCTTTAATTTATTGTCTAAAGATCTCAATGCACTTTTAGTGCTTTGCTTGACCTTTTGACCTACAAGCTTATCAACATTTTTGAACCCATCTGTAAGTTCATAAAATAAACTAAAATAATATTCTGAATCACTAGGATTCTCTTTTGAATATTTCTGTAATGATGTCAATAGTTTACCATCCTTGTCTTTGTGGATTGGCTTTACTATATTGTCTAATACTTTTTGTCTTGTTGTTTTATCAACTTTAATTCCAAATGGTTCCTCCGTTTCTAAGATTTTCTTTTTAAATTCTGAGACTTGTTTATCTCTTTCAATCTTTTCTTGCTTAACCTTTTGTTTATTCTTTTCAATCAACTCATCATACTCTTCTTTAAAATACTCCTTATTACTTTCAAGAGCTAACTTAGCATCTTCTATATCAGTTCCAGCATTAAAGGATTTATTAACTTCCTTTTGTGCTCGTTCAGGTTTAAAACCTTTATTGATATAGTCTTGATAAATAATCTGTTTTCTAAGATTTTCAGATTCATCGGATTCATCGACTAGTGCATCTTCTTCAATTCCATCAAGATATGTAAGAGCGTTTTCATATCGCTTAATATCATCTATCTGTACATTTACTGCAAGTGCTTCATCAATTCTTTTTTGACGTTCATCCATTCTAGCTTTAACCTGAAGTTCTATTGCTTCCGCAAATTTCTCAGGAGTAGTTGCTTCTTGAATAAATTCGTCTGTAAGATCTGGTAGAACCCCATCATCCTTTAATGCTTTTAAGTAGGCGGAAGAGTGAGTTAACTTGGGAGAAGAACCTTTATCTTTGTTGGAATTAGGTGGTTCTACCGTTTCTTCTTCATTATCACTATCATCGCCTACGTTCCCCTGTGGATTATCTTCATCAAAAATGACTTCTGGACTAACCACATCGGCGGGTTTTTCTATATTATTTTCATCAAATGGTGAATCAGTTGATTGAACTGATGCATCAAATGGACTATCTGATGCATCTTCAAATGCATCCATACTTAAATCTTCATCTACACCAAAAAACATGCAGACATTTTTAAACTCTTTCATTAATTTCTCCCTAATTAAATTATAAACTATTGCAAAGATAATTTAAACATTTTAAACTTGGAAATTTATATATTTTTTGTTATATAAATTTATCAAATCCTATAACTAAATTATATGTTTATGTATTTATTATCTTTGAATTCTAATCGTTGCATTCTATTTTTACCATCAGAAAAACTAACATGAATCCATAAAAAGTTTTTCTCATCTATTAATTGATCAAATATAAATTTATCTGATATTAAATTGAACAATTTCTCATTTTCTTCTTTTGATCCAGCGGTAATATCTGCTGCTTTTCCCTCTACATGTTGAGATGTAGATACTCCACCTATCTTTTTATTTACTGCTGGACTTCTATATCCTGAATTTATATGTATTGGCTTTCCATATAATTCTCTTAGTGGATCAAGAATATTATCTACCAATTTTATTAAATTATCTTTTTCTGGTTGCATTGGAATATTTGGTAGTCCAGTATTAGTAGCAATTAATTCATTTATACTAAAGTGCTTCATATTATTATTGAATTTCTTTTTTATTTGGACATGTTGGTGCATTTGCACAACTAAATTTACTTTCTATAATCTCAAGTCTATCTTCTAGTAAACTAACTTTCTTTAATAGTTTTTTATTTTGTTCCATTACAATACCATTTGATTTCATTAGTTTTTCATTTGATAATAATAACAAATCATTTTGCTCAGTTAAAACACTATTTAATTTTTCAAATAATTCAACTTGCATTATTTTATTTTCCGTATCAAGCTTTTCAGCTTCAGCCTCACTTTTCTTGGTGTCAGCATTATTTTTTTTAATATCAGAATCGTTCTTTCTTCTTCCTAGAAAGTATGTAACTATAGCTAATACTGTTGCTCCAAGAGCAGTTAAGATTATATCCATTGTTATTTAATTATTGTATTATACTTGAATTGTTTTGTTTTAAAATATGGATTTAAATCCTCAATTGTTATTTCAATTAATGTATGTTTTGGTTGAAACCATCTACATAAGAAAAACTTCTTTGGTGGGTCAATAGTTTCTCGCTTAATGACTCACACTATATTTTTTATATTTAAGATACTGTCAGTTATTATTATTCTTCCTGGATATTGTAATTGAAGTCTATTCTTTATCCATTTATCACCAACTATTGTATCTAACTTTAAATTTTTTACGAATAATGTATCTGTTGAATTTATTGTATCAGTCTTTCTACTGTTTTCAGTTATTGACATTAATGCAGATATCTTAGAATCTTTCAACTTTAGTCTATTTTTAAACTCTAATAGTCTTATATCATCAGAATCAGAACTAAGTTTCATTTGTTCAATAGTCAATTGATATGCAATGTTTTTTCTATTAGACGCTTTATAGTTATTTTCTGATTGACTTCAATTTTCTTTAAGTTTAATGTTAGACTTAATTGTGATGTAAATAAATACACCACTAATTAAAAGTAATATAATTAATCCTAGTAATATATAGTTTTTTATCATTATAATATAATTAAATATAAAATTATAGGTACAATCATTCTTAAAATAAAATCTTTTGGCTTAAACAACTTATTATAAAATTGATTTATTACCGTAATAATAAATGGAATTACTAACACAAGCAATGTAACTTGTGTTATTACTCCTATCAATCCAAGTACTTCACCTACAAAAATACTTCATATCCAATCAGGAAATATTTTATTTTTCCATGTTCGTATTTGTTCTAATATTTTCATAATTATTAATTTTTTGAATATTCGGTGTTCGATCCTATACTATCTTTCTCAATATGGATGTCGAAATATTTAATCCTTACAGTTGCATTAACAGGGTCTGAACCTGCAAAAATTCCGCTTGTGTTTGCAGTATCTCGAATAACTCTAAATTCTAATCCATCGCTTAAATTAGCCCCTACTGGAGGTGTTATTCCTCCTATTGTGTGAGCTATCTGATTTAAACTTCCACTACTATAGGAAAATGCTGTTATATTACATTTCAAATTAGTCCAATCTGTTGTTGTTGCTCCACCATCAATCTGCCAACGATATTGAAGCAGAAAATTAGGAACTGCATTCGTTGTTTGAACAAAATGTATATGTGGGAATATTACAGAGTTCAATTTCCAAGCATGGCTTAGTTGAATTGATTGCACAACATAATCGGATAAATTCGAAGTCGAAGTAAAATCAACTGAACATTCAGGAATATTAAGTGAAACGCCTGGACCGGTTTGTTGCAATGTTAAAGCTCCAGCAGATAAATCATCAAATTGCGTTGCTGTTCCAATTAGCCGAATACCATTAGCATCATTCTGTACATAGTCGGTTGTTGTTCCTCCTTTTGCGGTAGTAGATAAACTTGAGCCGTTTACTTGGAGTTTGTCAACACCGTTGTTGGTATTGCTTCCAATTATTAATTTATCATTTCTTAAATAAAACGCATTTGTAAGATATTCAATAGCGCCATCTTCTGATACAGTTAATAAAGTTCCACTTGTGAATTTAAGAGGAGATGTGTTAGCTGTGGATGTTCCTGCTTTTATATGTAGAAATGCTGTCGGTGTCGTAATTCCGATTCCAATTTTACCTGGATTTCCTGCCGTAACTATCATTGTTGGGATATTATTATATCCTCCGGTAGAAAATATAATAGGTGATGTTCCTCCTGTATCCAAATCTGCATTAGTCCCAAAATTTAATGTTGTAAGATTTCCAGAGATACCAATATAACCAATATTATATAATGATGGAATACTTGCATAAGCACTACCTGTCGACTGAACTATTACTGACCCAGTTCCATTGTTGTTCACACTAAACCTACCTGCTCCAGCACTATTTGAGTTTTTAACAGAAAAAGATGGAACTCCAGCAGTTGGATTATTATCTATAATAGTTAGTTTCTCCGTAGGTGATGTCGTCCCAATCCCAACATTCCCATTATTTAAAATAGTTAAAGCATTAGTTGCACCGTTATTCCCAACAAGAGCTTGAATAGATGGGCTGGTTAGAGTACCATTTCCTAATGTTCCTTGTAGATTAAGAATATCAGTTGCTCCAGTGCCACCAATAGCTTTTTGACCACCTGCAACTCCTGCTGTTTGCAAAAAAGTACTTATTGGCAATCCGTTTTTAAGGGTTTTTGAATTAGTACCGTTCCATTGAGCAAGATATGAATCAGATGTATTTTGGTTTATTGAAACATAATTTCCTACTGCTTGATAAACTGGATCAAATTTACTTTTTAAATATATATAAATTGTTAATCCGCTGAACCATTTCAAAAATGAATTATCCGAAGCTGCAATTTTAGTAGTGTCTAAAATAGATGTTAATTCGGTTATTTCAATTAATGTTCCTATTGTGGCTTGTGTTTCATTTCTGAAATTAGTGTTAATTTCGTTTTTTGTATAGTAATTTGTTAAATCAACTTTTTGCGTTTCTAAAATAGACAACTGATAATAACCAATTTGAGTTCCTGCCAGAATATCAGATACAAATTGAGAATCTGAAACATAAGTGTATGGTATACTTGTATTTTCAACTGTTTTAATCCATAAGTCAGGAACGTTTAATTCTTCGATGTAAAGATTTTGACCAACATTTAATCCAGTAACTGACATTTTAGAAATAACATCCTTATAGTCAGTAAATGATAGTGCCTTATTTGCTCCTTTTGCAACTGAATTTACCTCGTTTATAGCTCCAACAATAGTAGTTGAATCTGTTTCGAGAGATGCATCTGTTTTTGGTTGTAATCCTGATAAATCTTGGTCACCTGTATTTATATTAATTGCAGTTCCTCCACCTGTTGCATAGTTTCCTATGGGCTGTTTGGTATCCCATAACGTTGAATTTGTAAAAGTTAATGGAGTAACAAACTTATCTTTAACAGTTCCAGTATTAACTTCATCTTGTGTAGCTTGATATGGTACATTTAAAAATGACCATGCAACTCCATTTGAGTAGTATGTTCCTGAATTATAAAATGTTCCACCGATAGACCCTGGTAACCATGAAGTTCCCTGAGAATTAGTTACCCAATAGAAATTACCAGATACAGTTGTTGGATCTGGTAGGGAAGAATAATTATCAACTACAATCATTCCACTTCCACCACTTTCACCACTTCCGCCATTATTAATCAATGTATCTACTTCTATCTTTGTATATGTTGTATTTCGTGATGCGAAATAGGTTGAATCAAATCCATCTAATGTATCTGCATCAAATTTGCCATTTTCATTTGTTTTATTAGAAACACTATTAATTCAATGTGAAACTCATTTTCTTCATGCCTGAGTTCCCATGTCGTATATATTCTCCATTAAATATTTATTTTAGAAATTAGTATTCCCACAACTAATCAAAGTTGTGGGACTTATTATTGTTTAGAAACATTAGATTTTTGAATCTTCTTTATTTCTATATTTCTATTGGTATTGTTATAATTTCCAAATTAATTTATATTAGTTATATTACTGTTCTACCCAATTTGTATCTACTACAAATGAACCATCTATATATAAATATTTTGAAAGATTATTTATTAAATCTTCTGGCACATTTTCAATAAAAATCTGCTCTTCGTTTTCTTGCGAAAGACTAACCTTGTCAATCTTTTCTCTACTGATTATAAACCACATAATTAAGGTATATTTATGATTTCTACGTTGTAAAAACTAATTCCTAATGTATTTACTCCAAAGAATATTAGTCTATTATTTACAGGGTCTATATTTAATGCGTTGTGTGTATTGAAATTCAACCCATTGGTTGGAGGTGCGTATAATGTAACTACGTCATTCGAAGTATCTAAAACAGCAAATGTTTGTCCAATATCACTCCCACGTCCATCCCCTGACATAATATAAATCTTGCCATTATACAATATCACACTTGCAAATTTTAAATCTGAAATTCCTGATGAAAAAGTTGCAGTAATTGTAAATGATGAAGTACTTATTTTTTGAATTGTTCCTGTTGCTCCTAAACAGTATATATAAGAGCCATCTGTATTAGCAATTAATGTATTAACGCCACCCAATACACCTGCTGCTAAAGTAGCTACCCACGTCATATCCGATTTATTATATTTGTAAATTTGGTTACTATTATTCATATACACATAATCCCCTACAGCTATTGTGAACGGATAATAGTTAGTTGTGCCACCTCCAGAAGATGACACTAAAGTTGTTCCAGTAAGTTTTCATACAATGTTTCCAGTATAATTCGCATAATAAATACTAACTCCATCACTGAACATGGGAATGAATGTTGAAGAGTTAGATGTATAACCAAAATTAGTAATTGCTAATGTGGTTAGGTCAACAACTCTAATAGCATAACCACCACTTCCATAACTATTTATATATATGTTATTTCCAACAATTATCATTTGAAATGGAAAAACACCACCGAGTATTCCACGTATAGAGCCATTCGATAAATCTAATTCAATTATCCAACTTCTCTCCATAGAATAGTAATAAAGTTTCCCGTTATATTCAAGATGATGCGTATTGAAGAAGGCCTGACCAATTGAAGGATAAAAACCAGTGTTACCATCTCCATTTATATAATTTTTGTCCTCATCAAAAACTGCTAATCCGCCAACTAACACTTTACTTAAGTAGGTAGAATAATAAGCAAATGTACATCCACTATCTAATGTTTTTGCGACTAACGAACCTGTAGAAATTGTATTAGATGAAGTACTACTTTTTTGAATAATAATATTTTGTATTCCTGTATTTTGTACAGTTGCATTAATAGATTCTCCTTGATTCACAAATGCAGGCAATGATAATGAAACATATGATGTTGCTCCAATTCTAAGAATTTGTAGATTTGTTGCGTTTCCAAAACTAAGCATCGTACCTGTCTGCTGAATATTTACCGTTGCTGATAAATTTGTAAAATTAACGGGTTGCGTATGCGTTACTACCAAAACTTCTTTTTGAGGAAAATCTATTTCAATAGTTATATCATCGCCTGCTACAAGTGCAGGGATTGAATCTGGATAGGTAATAATTGAACCCGATACTGTTATTCCTGCTTTTGCACCGCTTGAGACTAAAACAACGTCTTGCGTTTCATTGTAAATAAGTCTTATGTCGTGAGCAGTGAAACTTCGACCATCTGTTATTGTTATGGAGCGTGATTTGTCGTCAAAATGATATGCTCCGCTTTTAATTAGTTCTCTCATATTATAATCCAGCTTTTGCCAGTTTAGTTAGTTTAGTTAGTTTTGAATCCAAATCTTTTATTGCATAAATACTTAACTTGTTAGCTTCTTCCTGAATGCTTTCTAATTTTGTTTTAATGTCTACTGCATCATCATTAACTTTTACCCAATTTACAGCTACTGTATAATCAGTGCCGTTCAACTGATAAACTCCATTGTTAATACCATCATTCCACACGGAAGTAATCATGCCCTGATAAGCATATATAGTTCCATCCTTTGCTGTCCATGTAGCAGGGATAACTAATTCAGCCATCGTTGAAC